TAGCTGCTCCCGTCCATCGTCGCGTTTCCGGTCCCCATTCCGAGGCGGAGAGCGAAATTCTGGAACGAGTCCTGGGCGACGAACGACTTCGGTCCGGTGACCGGGGGCGGGGCGGTCTTCCTCGCAGCTGCCCGAGCGGCGCGAACGAGGCTCTTGCTCTTCGGGTTATCGGCCAATGGAGCGTCCTAGAGGTTGGCCCAGGATGCTGCTGCGCCCCCACTCTCGATCAGATCGTCGAGGGCATACCGAACTGCGTCCCAGCCGTGGTTGTGGGCATCGTTCACGATGGGGAGGATCGCTCCGGAGATGCGGTCCGTCTTGTAGCTGTAGAGTCGAGCCTCCTCCGCCATGTTCGGGCAGCGCGTCTCGTGGATCACGATGCGGCGATACGACCTCAGGTGCTCGATGCCGTCCTCGACCGACCCCTGCCACTTCCGGGCAGCTGTGATCGCCATCCCACCCTTCCGGGCGACGTGGCTGATAGTCTCGGGACGCGAGTTGTCGGCCTTGATCGGCCAGTCACGATACCCTGGGATCGTCGAGAAGAGCGCCGGAAGGTCGTCCAGCTCCACACCGTATCCGAAGACCTCCCTGTCGATATAGAGAACCTCGTCGACGATGTAGCAGCGGATGAGGACGGTCGGGTCGTCGGCGAAGCCCCAGTCGATCCCGTAGTAGAACCGGTCGACGACCTCGGGCGGCTCGAACGTCTCGAACGAGACTTTCTTCCGGAAGATCGCGGCTGCGGACAGCTTCCGGAGGCGACCCTCCCAGATCCAGTCGTAGGCATCCTCGTCGCCGAGCCGGATGGCCCGCTGCCTCTGCATCTCGAGGCCCTCGGGGAACCAGCGGTTGTCCCGCCAGTTTCCCTGGATCACGAGCGCGGTCGGGTCCCTCTTCTCGACGAAGTCGGCGTAGACGGGGTCCGTTGCCTCCTCGGGGTTGAAGGTGATGTAGCACTCGGCTCCCGGGGTCCGGAAGATAGTCGGGAAGAGAACGTCCAGCGAGTTTCGGCTGGCCGACCGAGCCTCCTCGATCCAGGTCTTCGTGATACCCTCGGTGGACTTGATCTCCTCGATGTTGTGGCGGAGTCCCTTGAAGAGGAACTCGGAGCCGGTCAGAACGCACCGGATGGAGCTCTTCGTCACGTCGAACCAAGGACGAAGCTTCATCCCCTCGATCTGATCCGTCACGAGCTTGTGAACGGAGTCGGCGATGCTCGTCTGGAACTCGCGGGTGCAGAGTATCCGCTCCCTCCCGGAGTATGCGTCCAGAACGAGTTTCTTCGCCACCGTGTGGCTCTTCGCCGAGCCTCGTCCTCCGTGCAGGACCTTGAACTGAGGTCCGGGTTGGAAGATCGGGATGAACTTGCTCGGGACCTCGATCCGGAGCGACATTCGTCAGGACTCGGGGGCCGGGGGCGGCATGGGGTCCAGGCCAACGACGGTCACGCTCGGTGGCCGCATTGGCTCGCCGTTCTCGTCCAGATGCTGCAGGGACTGGACCGCGCGCCAGCGCTGGCCGTGTCGAGCTCCGAGCCAGAACTGGGCTGCCCCGACGTCCGGGAGGACGTCCTCCTCGTACTCGTGCTCGGTGACAACTCCGGTGTTGCTGATGGCGACCTTCTTCCTCTTGATCCGACCGCCGATGGCCCTCGTGTAGAGAGCGTCCGCGACCTCGGCGTCCGCGATCTCTCGTCCTCTGTGCATGGCCGCGCGAAAGGACGGATAGTCCCTGGACCAGTTCATGAGGCACGACAGCGACACGCCAAAGAACCTGGCGATCTGGGTGACGGTCAGACCGAGGAGGGACAGCTTCCTGACCTGTTCGTCGAACTCGGGGCTGTAGAGAGTGGGTCGCCCGATCTTCTTGTGCGGGGAGGCCAGCTCGTCGGCCACGCCCTTCTCGTCGAGATCGTCCGCGATATCGGTCATTGGTCAGCCTGAAGGGGAGGTCAGATGGTCACGGAGTCCTCCCGGATTGACGAGCGCCGGGAGATCATCTCGACCAGCTGCTCGGAACCTAGGTTAAGCGTAACTATGCCCCGTCCCGTCGGAAACGTAAAGCGGAAAATCGGTCCCATAGCGGATTTTTCGGGTCCAGTCCCCTCTGGATCGTCACGATCCCCTGTCGATGCCACAGCATGACTGCCTGGGAACTCGACGATAGATTTTCAGATAGATTCTTATAGCTGAGCCTCGGCTTCCCGGTCCTCTCGTTGATCAGCATCCGCATGGCGACGATCTTCCGGATGACGTATCGGTCGTCCGGGATCAGGGGGAGCCAGCCGAGGACCCAGTCCATGTGCGAGATCTCGACTGCGGAGGGTCGTCGCCTCGAGAGCGGTTCCGGAGCGCCCTCGGGGTCGGGGAGGGCGTCCCTCCAGGCGGAGGTCACCCACGACTGCGGACCAACCCTAGTCTGGATCCTGCCGAGTGTGGATCCTGCCGTGAGGAGGTGATCTCGGACGTCGTCCAGAGGAACGAGGCCGGGGGGCGAGTCCCTGCTCTCCCTGAACCTGGGCATCCACTCCCTCTCGTCGGAGTCCCGTCGATCCGCATACGAACCACCCATCTCACCGACCCCCCAAACACCCGACGACTCCGCCTATTATACGCTCACGCACGAAGCAAAGAAAGCATCGCCCCCCGCCCGCGTCCTACCTTCCGTTCCTAGCGGTTACGCTACTCTCCTATCACCAACCTATCACTCTCCTATCATCAAATTACTCCGCAAGTTCAACAACCTATCACACCTATCACTAATCCTCCTCACGTGTGCATGCGCATGCGCGCCTGTGCGGGCGTTAGGGTGCGGCTCCAGCCGCTAGGCGATGCCGATAGCAGCCCAGCCGCGAGATCCCATCCACGCCGAACCGGACGCTAGGTCCGCTAGGAGTGATAGGCTGTTGATTTTACGGAGTTTTTACTGATAGGACGCCGCTAGGAGGTGATAGGTGACCCGCTAGGAGGTGCGGCCGCCCCGATCCGAAGATCAGAAGCGGCCGCGAGGGAGGAGTTGGGGCGTCCACACCCAACCACCCGGAACCTTACGCTAACCTCGGGGCCGACGAAAGCCCTATTTCGGTCCGACTACCACCTGTGACGCCGCTCCGCCAGCTCCTCCTCCCTGAGCGCCGTCGAGAGATAGGACCGAGCGTGCTCGACGAGCCGACGAGCCTCGTCGCTGTCCCGACCTGCCTTCGAGATCGCGTTCTTGATGCAGCGAAGACCGGACCTCTTCGACGACGAGTCCGGAGCCTCCTGAAACTTCGCGCGAAGAGCTTTCGCGGTCGCCACGATAGGGTGTGTCACGACAGTGCTCCCAGAGTTACGCCGACCACGACGGACAGGACCCACGCTCCCCCGGCTCCGGCGACGCATCTCCACGACCGACACTCCGGGAGAATGACGAGCGCCACGAAGGCACTTCCGGCGAGCCACACGATCATTCCGAGGTTCACGACGACCCTCTAGTCGTTGAAGATGCGGACGGACCACCCGTCCAGAGCCGGAACCGCGCGGAGCGACTCGGTGCAAGGCTTGAAGTCCCACCACCTGACGTCGCCGTCCTCGCGTTTCTCCTCGGAGAGGTAGAGGCGCACCACGCGACCTCGTCGGTGGCCGCAGCGCTCGATGGCGATGCCCACGTCGACAGCGTCGTCGTAGAGGCGACCGAGGCCCGAGAAGCGACAGGTCGAGGCCTCGGCCGACAGGAGCTTCCGGTCGCGGTCCGCGTCGAACAGATCGGAGCGAAGGGTGGAAACTTGGAGCTCGGCCATCACTCGGAGTCCTTCTCGTCGATCTTCTGGGCGAAGTGCACACGGAGCGCGGCGACGAAGAGTGCCATGAAGGACGACGACCCGCTGAGGTCCACTCTCCTGGAGCTCCGGCTCCGGCCAGGGAGGAGCCGCCCCATCATGATCATGAACGCCGGAGCGAAGTTGTGAGCCGACTGGCCGGGGATGAGATGATCCACGATCAGGCACCCTGATCCAGGAAGCCGAGGTCCGAGCGATCCTCGACCGTGACGCGGTGCGTCGGGAGGACGGCTCCTGCTCCGTCGAAGTAGCACGGGAAGGTCTCGCGAGCATACTGCTCCCCGTTGGCGAAAAGAACCGGCGCCTCGGCGACGTCGACGATGAAATCTCCTGATGGATCGACCTCCCAGATCACAACGCGAGTGACGGATCCTTGGGAGAACGGAACGCATTTCTTTCTTGCCACGGTGGCCTCCTTGATTACCCCCTCACTCTAGCCCAATATCTCACGGGACCAAAGAGAAATCTTGGTGACTCGTCGATAAAAATCGGTAACGGAGCACCGCCTGACCGCTATCGTCCGATTCCCCGAACCGCTAACCTACGGGGGCGTTCACCGGCGGCTCGTCGCCACACCTGGAGAATAACATGGACTCGTCCCCCACGTCGTCTGCTCCCCCATCCGACATCGCCGCCGAGGCCGAGGCCCTCAGCCTCCCGACGACCGCCGTCGTCACGGATCTGACCGAGGCTGGTCGCTTGCTTGCGGTCGCGACCGACCGCGTGAAGGCGGCGGAGGCCGAGCTCGACGCAGCCAAGAGCGAGCGGAAGCGGCTCGCTCACGACGTCCTCCCCGCCCTCTTCGACAGCGCCAACGCCGACCGGATCGGGCTCCCCGACGCGGGGCTCGACGTCGTCATCCGACCCTACTACCACGCCAACATCGGCGGCGACATGGATCCGGAGCAGAAGGAGCGCGCCTTCGACCACGTCGAGGAGCTCGGCGGCGGCGATCTGATCGCAACCGTCGTCGAGATCAAACTCGGTCGAGGTCAGTTGAAAAGCGCCGAGGAGATCCGGTCCGCTCTTCTGTCGGCCCCGATTTTGTCTAGGCAGGATGTCGGCACCCTCTCCAGGGCCGTGATGGAGAATAAACTCTCGAACCACCAGCGAGCGATCCTGCTGCAGATCCTGGACTCGTGCGTCCACGTCCCCGACGGAGGACTGGTCCGGCTGAGCCGAGGGATTCCGTGGGCGACCCTGACGAGCTTCCTCCGGGAGTGGTTCGACCGGCGCGACGCGGCTCTGGAGGAGTGCGCCGAGGGCGAGTCCCCACCACCACCGTTCGACAAGACCCCGAACCTGGACCTCCTCGGCGCGACGATCGGTCGCGTTGCGAAAATCGAGGTCCGACCCAAGAGGAAGACCCGCCGATGAGCTCCGTCTATCCGTCCGGGCGGGTTCAGGTCGTCTTCACCTCTGGGACCGGGCGGTCGGCGACCTCGAGAGTGGATGTCCCGGTCGTGGAGGACATGTCGCACGACGAGGATCTCCCGACGGCGTCCTTCTCCATCCCTCGGGTGCTGGCGGACGAGCTGGGGCTGGAGGAGTTTCTGTCGAGGGCGGATGGCCACGACGTCTGGATCTACCAGGACACCGACTCCGGAACCTTCTGTCTGTGGCTCGAGCGGTGCACGTTCGAGCTGTCTGAGCAGGAGGGAAGGCTCCGGATCGTCGTGACCTATCGGGCGTGGAGGCGCGTGTGAGCCGACGTCACTGGTCCGAGTCCTACTCCTGCGTGTGCGGGGCGAAGTTCCGGTCCTACGGCGCCGAGGCGAGGCACCGCCACAACTTCCCGATCCTGTGCCGGAAGAAGCGCGTATCGCGGAGACTGAGTTCCGCGCACACTGATCGAGCTGCAGCCGCAGCCGAGCCGACGAGGGCACCGGGGTCCCCTCTCGTCGAGATGTTCCTGGGACCCCATCAGCCCACGAAGCAAGAGGAGAACTGACTCCGTGGCCACAAAACCGACCGACAAGAAGACTCCAGTCGACGGCGGACTCCCCGATCAGGACCCCGCCACCACCGCGCCGACCGGCGCCGCCCTGACCACCGCCGCGCCGGGAGGCCCCCCGGCAGACCTCGCCGACGACATGGAGGCGCTCGCTGGCGCCGGCATCAGCGACCGGCCCGAGGACGCGTCCACCCCGTGGCTCGTCGTGCTCCAGAAGGGTAGCCCCGAGGTCAACAAGCACGAGCCGGAGTATGTGCCGGGAGCGGAGGCGGGCGACTTCATGCACTCCATCACCAAGCGACTCTGGAAGCAGGCGGAGGGCGGACCCTGCGTTCTGCAGGCCTTCTTCCAGAAGAACGAGGTCGAGTGGGTGCCGCGTGGCTCCGGCGGTGGCTACGTCGCCACGCACGACGCGAACACGGCGCTCGGGCGCCAGGTGACGCTGGTCCAGGCGCCTGGTGGCAGCAAGCGCATGCTCCGGATGCTCCCGAACGGCAATCAGCTCGTGGAGACCAACTACCACTTCCTGATCGACGTCGACGCGATGGACATGATGGTCCTCGGCCTGACGTCCACCGGCCTCGGGTTCAGCCGTCGCTGGACCGCCGCGATGAAGTCGCACAAGATCCGTGGCGCCAACGGCCCGGTGATCGCGCCCAGCTTCACCCGCGTCTACCAGCTCAAGACGCTCTACCAGAAGAACGACCAGGGCGACTGGTTCGTTCCGGTGGCGGAGGATCTCGGCTGGGTCCAGACCGGCACGGACCAGCGGTTTGCCTACGAGGCAGCGAAGAAGTTCTTCCTGCAGGCGAACTCGATGGGGTCGGTTCCGATGGGTCGCCCTGCCGATTCCGGGAGCACGATCGACGCCGCGCCCGCCGAGGACAGCGGCCCGCTCTGACGACGACGTGACGCCACCCACCGGGGAGACTCGGTGGGTGGCGTGCCTTGTGGGGGACGTCCGTGTCGACTCGTGCCGAGAGATTCCACATACTGTTCGAGGGTGCCCGCCGGTCTCACGGAACCTACTCCGTGGAGGACCCTCGCGCCGACTCTCCTAAGAAAGAGATCAAGCGGACCGCCCGGACTCTCCGGGAGCCCGTCACGACGGAGCTCTGGGTTCAGCATCTGGAGGGAACGAGACCGCTCGGGGTCGTCACGATCCGGGAGGACCACACCGTTCTGTGGGCCGCAGTGGACGTCGACGACTACAGCGTGTCGCACACGGAGCTCGTCTCGAAGCTCGCCGCGCACGACGTTCCGGCACTCGTCTGCAGGACGAAGAGCGGCGGAGCTCACGTCTTCCTGTTCTTCTCCGAGCCGATAGCTGCCGAGGAGGCCATGTCCCGGCTCCGGGAGCTCGCCGCTCTCCTGGGCCACGGAAACTCCGAGATCTACCCGAAGCAGGACCGCGTTCTCGCCGACAAGGGAGACCTCGGGTCGTGGCTGAACATGCCATACTTCGACGGCGACGCCACCACGCGATACTGCGTCAGACCCGACGGAGCGGGACTCACGGCCGACGCGTTCCTGACCGCAGCCGAGGCACGGAGGATCACTCGGGACCAGTTGATGGCCCTCCGGCTCCGCCCCACGGTCGAGGAGTTCAACCAGGGACCTCCGTGTCTGGAGACCCTGGCGGCGGTCGGGTTCGGCGAGGGCACCCGGAACAATGGACTCTTCGCGCTCGGCGTGCTCGCCAAGAAGATGAGTCCCGACGACTGGGAGAAGCTTCTGGAGCGGTGGAACCAGGACTACATGCGGCCGCCGCTCCCGTCGGCGGAGGTGTCGGTCATCCTGAGATCGCTCCGCAGGAAGGACTACACCTACAGGTGCACGGATCAGCCGTGCGTCAGCCACTGCAACGTCGCGCTGTGCCGAACGCGCCCCCACGGGGTCGGAGCCGGGGGTGCTGCCCCCATCCTGGAGAGCGCGTCCGTTCTGTCCAGCGATCCGCCTCTGTTCTTCGTCGTCCTGAAGACGGGCGGAACGATCGAGTGCACGGCGGCGGAGCTCCTGGACTCCAAGAAGTTTCAGCTCGCGGCGCTCAATCAGCTTCGCATCGTGACGCCGCTCTACAAGACGGACGACTGGCTCCGGTCCGTCCAGAAGATAATCGAGAACGCCACGGTCATCGAGGTTCCCTCCGAGGTCGGCGTGAGGGGCCGCTTCGAGGAGATACTCGAGAACTTCTGCACCGACCGCCACAGAGCGGACCAGAGGGACGAGATACTCCTCGGGAAGCCATGGGTCGACGACGCGGGGAGGAGGGTCGTGTTCCGGCTCATGGACCTGGAGGCTGCGATGGCCCGCGTTCGTTTCGACGACTACGGTCGGGCAAAGATCACGGCGAGGCTCCGGGAGATGGGCGGCGGCTCCCTCCAGTTCGACGCTCGCGGGAAGAACGTTCGGTGCTGGTTCATCCCGACGTCCGCCGTGTCCTGGCAGACCTCGCCGCACGCCGTTCCGGACCCATCTGACACCCCACTGTAGGAGAGACGAGTGAAGACGACCCTGATCCTGTCCCGCTTCGCGTCCAGCTTCACGTCCACCCCCGGCCTGCTCGTCGTGGAGCAGGGATCGTCCCGGTGGTGGTGCTACACGATGGAGGACCCGGTCCGGCCCCGAGGACAGAAGATCGCTGGTCGGACGGCGATCCCGTCCGGACTGTATCGCGTGTTGATCACCTACAGCCCTCGCTTCAAGGTCGATCTCCCACTCCTGGTCGGCGACGAGCAGTTTCAGCGCGACTGGAGCGGCGTGCGGATTCACTCCGGGAACAAGGCCGAGGACACGGAGGGGTGCCCGCTGGTCGGCATGACGCTCGACCGCGCGGAGTGGGTCTCCAGCTCGGCCGTCGCGATGGGTATGTTAATGCCGATCCTGAGGAGGTCCACCGACACGACGCTCCGCATCTACAACGACGGGGACCGCGCGCCATGAGGATGAAGCTTCTTCGGCGCGACCACATCGAGGGCGTGGGCGTGTTCGGGATCCTGTTCTTCCCTGCGACTCTGGTCGAGCCTCCTCGCCTAGATCTCGTCGCGCGGAGGCTGTGATGCGCCTCTTCTTCGACTTCGAGACGACTGGGAAGCTGGAGAGGCACTCCGGACCGGACGATCCTCGCCAGCCGGTCCCGGTCCAGGCGGCGATGTATCTTGAGACCGACAGCGAGAACGTCGTTCGGGTCTCGAGCTACCTCATCGATCCGGAGAGCTGGCCGGGGGAGCGAGTCCGGTGGGACCCGGACGCGGAGAGGGTCCACGGAATCCCGAGGGAGGTGGCGCGCGCATACGGGGTCTCGGCTCAGCATCTCGCCAACGACTTGATGTCCATGCTCGGGCACGCGACTCTGACCATCGCTCACAACATCGAGTTCGACGTCCGGATCGCCGACGTGGCGTTTCACCGACTGGGGATGCCGAGGCTCCCGTGGCCCACCCAGTTCTGCACCATGCTTCGGTCCGTCCCGATCGTGAAGAAGCCGGGGCGTCGCGTGGGGGAGTTCGGGTGGCCGAAACTGGCGGAGGCATACCACTTCTTCACGAAGAAGGAGCTCTCCGGAGCCCACGACGCGCTGGTGGACGTCTATGCCTGCCGCGCGGTGTTCCGGGGAATTCAGCGAACGCTCGCGCAGGCGGCTGTTTCGCCGCCGGAGGCTCCGGGCTAGACTGAGGGCTCCAGAGGGAGGCTCGCGTGCAGACATTTCTTCCGTATCCCGACTTCGTCCTCAGCGCCAGGGCTCTCGACGACCGAAGACTCGGGAAGCAGCGCGTGGAGGCTCACCAGATCCGTCGGGCGCTCCTCGGTGTCACCACCGGCTGGAGAAATCACCCCGCGACGCTGATGTGGGAGGGTCGAGTCGCTGCGCTCGGCATCTACACGAACGCCATGATAGACGAGTGGATCCGCCGGGGATTCCGGAACACGATGAGGCACTGTCCGGTCTACCGAGGTCAGGAGGTGATGATGCCCACGTGGATGGGTCTCCCCGACTTCCACGCTCGCCACCGCTCCAACCTTCTCCGGAAGGACCCCGATCACTACGGAAAGTTCGGTTGGACGGAGTCCCCGGACATGGAGTATCTCTGGCCCGGCGGAGGAGTCTGATGCCCGCAGCGATCGACTGGTCGGAGGAGATGACGGCGGAGCTCCTTCGCCTTCGCCGACTTGGGCTGTCGGCCAAAGAGGTCTCGGAGCGACTCGGGATCTCCGCTCACGCATGTTGGGGCCAGCTCGCCAGAGTCGGCGATCCCGCGAAAGAGATTCCGCCTCAGCCACCACCTCCGGGCGCTGTAGAGGGTCCCGAGAGAAATTCCTGGGGCAACGCGATGAGGCCAGGGCACCCAGTGTCGTGGGGTGCGCTGACGTCCGGGACGGTCCTGGACGGACTTCCGTATCCGTCGAGGGTCGACCAGGTCGTCGGAAAGCTGTCGAGGAGGGCAGGGACGTGAGGATCAGCTTCAGGGGCGGGACGTGGGTCAACGACTGGGTCCCAACTCCCGGGGCGGAGCTCCGGTGGCTCAAGACCAGGAGGACCTGGACAGCGACTATCGGGTCGGTTCGCATCGCCACCGTTGGCTCGAACACTATAGGCGGGCAGCTCCGGCTGACAATCGTCGGATGGACCTGGGGAACGAGCGGCACTCCGTCCGTTCCGGTTCGAGATCTCGACGAGGCAGCCGCCAGGATCAGGCGAGTTCTTCGGGAGGTCGCTGCGGAGTGCCGAGTCATCCTTGGGGAAGACTCTTTCTCGGACGGAAGAGGCCCGCTACAGTGACCCCGTTGCGAGGGAGGTCGGCGTGAGTCCGTTTCAAGAGTTCGTCCGGGAGCACTCCAGACTGTCGACGGATCCGCCTCAGTGGAGGATCGTGTCCGAGCTCCTGGGGTGGATGTCGAGTCTTCCTCCTGGCGCGTGGATCGTCTGGGCGACCTGGACGATCCTCTCTGTCCTCCTGTTCCTATATCTGGCGAGGAGAGTATCCCGATGACGTCGAGGCTCTGCGAACACTGCAGGGTGGTGGAGCTGGATCCGGCCGGGTCGTGCCCCGTCTGCGGCTGGAAACCTCCCCTGGGGGGCTGGGCCGACCCCCCAGCGCCGCCGCCCCGCCCGCCCGCCCTACCGCCAACCCCCCGCCCCTCCCCCGGCCAGGGGCCGTCTGGGGTCTCCATGTCGGACGCCATGCTTCTCTGCGCTCTGGACGTTCTCGCGTCCAGCCTCCCCACGGAGGACGGAGTGGGGGACGTCGAGATCCTCACGGAGATCGGGAGGATCGCGGACGACCTGGTTCTGTCCGGCGTGTCGCATCCGTCCGGGGAGCCGATGGGGGAGGTTGGGTTGAAAAACCTTGCGCCGCACAATTATGCCTCCGAGTGGACCATGGTCTCCCTCGTTGCACGGAGCACTCGCCTCGGCCGGATCCTTGGGTGCCGAGGGATCGTGGACTACCTGATCGAGAAGATAACGCCGGGGTCCGTCGTGATCGTCGCGTCGTGGGAGGGAACGACCCAGCTCGCTGTCTATCCCGAGAGGATCTTTCGCCGGGTGCTCTTTCGGATCATGTCGACGGACGTTCCCCACTTTCGGGGTGTCGATGCCGTTCGGGTGTCGGTGGATGCCTGCGTCCCCTGGGACGCCCCGTTCGTCGAGCCGGGGGGTGCTCGTGGCGTCGTGGCTCAGCTGAAGGGAGAGTGGACGTGAAGATCGAGACGACTGTCAACAACATTCTGATGAGCGTGTGGGACCTCTCTGGTCGGGGAGTCACGATCAACAGCGTTCCTCGGGACGGTGTCCGCGTGCTGATCCCGGGCGAGGACACTCCGGTAGAGATCGTCGAGGGCCAGGTGTGGCGCCACTCGAAGTCCGGGCGGCTCTACACCGTTGCGTCCATCGGCGTCATCGAGGAGGGCGCGGTCCTCGCGGTCCACTATTTCTCGGAAGGGTCGCCGACGATCTGGACTCGGCCCGTGGCGGCGTGGCTGGAGCCGGTCCTGGTCGAGGTGACGCTCCCTCGCTTCCAGAAGATCGAGCCGTGACGAGCCCGGCTCCGGGAACGCGGTGGAGGAGCCTGAGGACTCGGACGATCTTCGTTGTAGACGGATTCAGAACGCTCTCCGACGCGAACCGGACGGAGTGCGTTCTGTGCTACAACGAGGCGGACCCGAGGGACCGAGTTCTGTTCAATCTGTCAGACTGGGGACCCGACTCCCCAGCTTTCGAGAGGGTCTAGGTCATGGAGTGGAGGCGCCCCGAGGTGGAGGTCCGCGTTCACACGTCGATGCGGAAGAACGGAGACAGAGCGCCGTCGGAGAGCGAGTGCCTGTCGTGGGAGATCGTGATTCTCCCGTCGTTCCCCTCGTCGGATCCGTTCGTTGTTCGCTGCTTCGACCAGTACGACTACAAGTGGGACTCGTTCCAGGACCGGAGGTCTGTCGAGAAAGCGGCGATGGACTGGACGACTGGCTTCTGCGCGGCCCTCGGCGTCTCGAGTTTCACGATCGTCCCCTACAAACTCAAGATCGTTCATGTAGCGGAGCGGGACGATGCTCGCGCGACGTCTGTGAAGGTCCCATGACCGGGTGCTCCCTGGGCAGCCTCTGCTGCAAGTCCGACCCCTGTCGATACCACTATCACGGCTTTGAGCAGATGTCGTACGCCGACGAGTCGGGCGACGCGTCTCGCCTCCGGGAGCAGAACGATCGCCTTCGCGCGGCGCTTGCTCCTTTCGCGGAGGCGGGGAGGATGTCGATCGTCAGCGGACGCCCGCCCGGCGAGCACGTCGACGCCGACGCATTCGTTCGCGCCAAAGATCTCCTGGAGGAGCTCCAGTGAGCCCGGACGACTGGGAGATCGTCCTCGGTCCGCCTGGGACAGGGAAGACGACTCGCCTCCTGAGCATCGTGGAAGACGAGCTCCGGAACGGAACGCCCCCGGACCGCATCGGCTACGTCACGTTCACGCGACGTGGTGCCGAGGAGGCTCAGGACCGAGCCCGATCCGGCCTGGGTCTGGACCGACGCGATCTGCCCTACTTCCGAACCATTCATTCGCTCGCGATGAGGTGGACGGGACTCAGCTCCGCCCAGATCATGGAGGGCGCGCGGGTCCAGGAGTTCGCGGACCTCGTCGGAGCGCGGATCACTGGCCGATTCTCTACGGAGGACGGGACGTGGGCCGGATACGAGACGGGCGACCGGATGCTCTTCATGGACAATCTGGCCCGCATCCGCCGCATACCCCTCAGGAAGCTCTACGAGCAGGACCACGATGATCTGGACTGGAGGTCCGTCGAGAGGTTCAGTCGGGCTCTCCAGGAGTTCAAGGCCGACCGAGACCTGCACGACTACACGGATCTCCTGGAGCTCTTCGTGACGCGCGAGTCCGGACCTCAACTCGACGTTCTGATCGTCGACGAGGGGCAGGATCTCTCCCGAATACAGTGGGAGGTCGTGGAGGTTCTGTCGAGAACGTGTCGCCGGGTCGTCGTAGCAGGGGACGACGACCAGGCCATCTACGTGTGGGCCGGAGCGGACGTGAACACCTTCCTGGACCTTCCGGGGCGAGCCGAGGTCCTCGGGAAGTCGTGGAGAGTCCCTCGGCGGGTCCAGAGCGTCGCCAACGAGGTCGTCGGAAGGATCCGTCGAAGGCGAGACAAGCCCTGGTCGCCTCGGGACGAGGAGGGCTCCGTTGTTCGGGTCTCCGGACTCGGTAGTCTGGACTGGGCTGGGGACTCCATACTTCTGCTCGCGAGGAACAGGTTCCAGCTCGAACCCGTCATGGCGGAGCTCCGCTCGGCCGGAGTCCTGTTCGAGCATCAGGGGCATCCGTCCGTCCGGAGGTCCATCCTGTCCGCTATCGTCACGTGGGAGCAGATGAGGCGCGGCAATCCACAGCCAGTGGGGGACGTGGAGGCGGTCTACGATCTGATGACGATGGGTCTCGGATGGCAGAGAGGGCACAAGAAGCTTCCTCGGTTCGCGCCCGACGAGTCGGTTGGGATCCCGGAGCTCAGGGAGCGCGGCGGACTCCTGGTGGACACGCCCTGGTTCGACGCCATGGACCGGATCTCCGCGTCGGACCGGTCCTACATCGTTCGGTGCCGGCGTCAGGGCGAGCTCCTCACCAAGCCTCCCAGAGTCCGACTATCCACGATCCACGGAGCGAAGGGTGGAGAGGCCGACCGAGTGATTCTCCTGACGGACCTGGCGACCCGGACGTTCGAGGAGGCGCGTCGCGCCCCCGAAGACGAGGCCCGTGTGTGGTATGTCGCGTGCACTCGGGCCAGGAGGGAGCTGACGATCGTCCGTCCGTCCGGATATCGCTCGTACGACATATGACTAATCCTGGTCGTGGCCAGGATTAGGTCTTTCGCGGTTTCTCTCGTGACGCTACAGTGACTGTATGAGAACGCTGGTCATCACCGCTGGAGGCTTTGGGTCCATCTACTCGTTCGACGACGAGAGGGCCGCCAAGCTTCACCCCATCACTCACTACGGGGACGCGATCCTCCAGAGGGCCGAGGACCTGCCGCAGCTCTACAACGACCTGGAGTGGTCGAGGCTCGCCCGGATGGCGGGTCTCGAGCTCCCCGAGGCGACGCTGGAGGTGCTCAAGGGGCCTCGGCGTCGCGCTCTGGAGCTCCGGGAGTCCATGTCGCTCGGGATCTGGGACCTCTTAGTGAAGAGAGCCGCTGCGCCCCCGACCGATTACAACGATCTCTGCACCGCAGTGGCCAGGGATCGGCTCGCCTACAATCAACCCGACACAAAGAAGGACACTCGTCACGTGAACACCGCCACCGACACCGCCGACATCCCCGCCACGGACAAGACCCGCGCCGCCGCGCGTCCGGCGAGCGACCTGCCCGACCACGGCACGCTGCACTTCCTGAACGACAAGGAGGGCAAGCCCTACAGCCCGACCAACCATCCGTTCCGCGAGGGCAGCAACCGCGCTGGCCGCTTCGCCCACTACACCGATGGCGTCACGGTGGCCGGCCTGCTGAAGGCTGGTCTGACCCGCCGCCAGATCCACGACCACATCGATGCCGGCCTGGTGGAGCTGCGCGTGGACCCGGCCAACGCTCCGGCGCCGCAGGAGCAGCCCGCCGCCTGATTGCCTCTAGCGCCGGACGGCGCTGAGGCGCATACTTGGGGCCGAGGGGAGACCTTCGGCCCCAAGAGCGAGGAGAGTGGCGTGAGCATCGAGGACTTCTTCGCGTATGCCCGAGCCCGGCACGAGGTCCACATCCGCAGGGAGGTGCTCGGGGAGCCTCGTCCGTGGACGACGGACCCGGTGCTCCAGACGAACCGCTTCACGAACGTCTATCGAGAGCTGGACCGGACGACTGTCTGGCTCCGGCGCAGGGTCCGCACGCCGCTCCTGGAGGGAGGTGGGCACAGAGGCTCGGAGCTCGCTCGTCGCCTTCTGCTCGCGACGGTCGTGTTTCGTGCGTTCACGCGTGTCGAGACCGGCGAGTCGATGTTCACCCAGGGGCTGCTCTCGTTCTGCGAGGCGCAGACTCCGTTCGATCACTTCTTCGACACGGGGGACGTGTCCGAGCTCCGTCACGCGATCCTACTCGCTTCCCCGAAGGGACCGTGGGTGACCGGTGCCTACATGATCCGCTCCCCGACCGGAATGACGAAGCTGGACGGAGTCCTGGACAACCTCCGGCGCTTCTATTACGAGACGAACTGGCGAGTCTGGTCTGCATCCATGATCGAGTGTGGCGGAACCGGCAGCATGAGGGCTGTGACGGAATGGCTGGCGACCGCCCCCGGCCACGGACCGTTCCTTGCCTACGAGGTCGTCTGCGATCTTCGATACACTCCGCTCCTGGAGAACGCCAAGGACCGGATGACCTGGGCGAACGTGGGGCCGGGGGCGCTGCGGGGCTTGGCCAGGGTATTCGGGCGTCGAAACGACAAGCCGAGGAAGCCTCGTCACGCGCTCCGAGTCGTGGTCCCGGACGATCAGGCCCAGCGCGAGATGAGAAGTCTCCTGGAGCTGAGTCGGGACCCCGCATACTGGCCGTATCAGTCCGACTATCCCGAGTGGGAGATGCGTGAGGTCGAGCACACTCTCTGCGAGTTCGACAAATACATGAGGGCCAAGACCGAGGGTCAGGGTCGCATGAAGAGGAAGTTCCAGTGAGGCCCTACATCCTCGGACTCAACAACCCGAAGGGACTCCCCGCCCTGGACCCGACCGTCCCGGGCTCGGCGGGAGACAGGCTGTTCCGGATCGTCACGACTCTCCGGCCGATGTCGACGGAGGCGTGGCTCCGTCGGACTCAGCGATACAATCTTCTTCCCTATCCGGAGCTCCCTCGCGACTACCGCGCTCAGGCTCGGGTGGCGGCCGACTGGCTCGGACCGAAGATATCTGGCCGGACCGTGATCCTTCTGGGGTCGGACGTCGCGACCGCTCTCGGGCACACGGCGCCGCCATTCGTGTGGGCAGATGATCGGGACTGGATCCAGATTCCACACCCGTCGGGAAAAAATCTGTTCTACAACGATCCCGTGAACAGACTCGCGACGTCCGTTCTTTTTCACCAGCTGATGGATCTACTATCGCCGGACTCTGCGTCGGCGTAGAGTAGCGCATAACTTCTGGAGGTCGTCATGGCCGAGGGTTCCGCCTGCCCCTGCGTCGAGTCCGAGTCCGGATCAGCGATGCTGGAGGAGTCCGCGAGATACGTCGCGAGCGCTGCGGCGGACATCGGCAACGAGCGCGGGCTCTGTCCGGAGGGGATGAAGCACCTCCTGGCGAGCGTCGCGGCTCGTCTTCTGGAAGGGCCCGACGTCGAGAGCCTCGGTCGACTCCTCGTCGAGAGGGGCGCGGCTCTGGCGGAGATGCATCGCCACACACCCGTCGACAGGAGCAACCTGAATTGAGAGTTCTAGCGCACAACAACGTAAACGGCGCATATGGTCACGCCGGACAGATCCTCCGTCTGGCCGGTCTTCCGGAGGAGACTCGGAACGGACCGGCGCTCGTGTTCCCGACCCCGGTCACGACGGTCTACAAGCGTCCGTGCGAGCGCGTCCTTCTCTGGCGGCCGAGGATGGCCAACCCGTTCTTTCACCTGTTCGAGTCCATGTGGATGCTAGCTGGTCGGGACGACGCGGCGTGGCTGGACCAGTACGTGTCCGACTTCGGTGCCCGCTACGCCGAGCCCGACGGAACTCTCCACGGAGCCTACGGTCACAGGTGGCGCCATCACTTCGGTCGGGACCAGATCCGAGACGCCATCACGCTCCTCCGCCGGGACCCGACGACGCGCCGATGCGTCATCACCATGTGGAACCCGCGCGAGGATCTCGGCGCGTCCAAGTCCGACATCCCGTGCAACACCCACATATATCTCAGCATACGACACGGTCGGCTCGACATGCTGGTGTCGTGCCGGTCAAACGACGCGGTCTGGGGTGCCTACGGGGCGAACTCGGTCCACATGTCCGTCCTGCAGGAGTTCGTCGCGTGGGCGGTTGGCGTGGACGTGGGTGAGCTCCGCCAGGTCAGCTACAATCTTCACGTCTACCAGTCGACGCTCCACCTCCTCCCGGAGCGACCGATCCCGGACCCCTACATCTACCACGCCGAGTCGGGCGTCGCGATCCTGACTCGCAGCCCTCTGTTCTCGGGGGACCCGGATCACATGCTAGGTGCGATCGAGGAGTGGACGTGGGGTCCGTCGGATCCTCCGTGGCGCGCCCCTTTGTTTCGTGAGCTCCTGGTGCCCATGCACGACGCGTGGGTCGCGTATCGAGCAGACAAGGAGGTTCCGATCGAGAGGCGCCGGGCCGAGGCATCCTCCATCGTCGCGTCCAGGGTGTCCCATGTCGACTGGAGGGAGGCGTGCCTGATGTGGTTGAACAGGAACGAGGGGATGTCGTCGTGAACGACATGTCGCCACACCAGTCGAGCACCGTTGTGCCCGAGATGCAGCTCCGTCGGGACCCGAGGATGGCGGGTCAGGTCCTTCGGTATCACACATGGCCGTCCCACACGAGGCAGAACATCGCGGATCACACGTGGCAGTTGATGAGGATCGTCCTCGCCATCTGGCCGGATGCTCCGAGGGACGTCCTCGTGGAGCTCATGTTCCACGACGTTGGCGAAGTCGGGACTGGGGACATTCCCTACCCGATCAAGAAGGACAACCCGTCCGTTGGCAGGGAGATGAACCGTCTCGAGGAGGAGACTCGCCTCTCCATGTGCATTCCGTGGGGCGTCCCTGGTCCCGCGAAGCTTCCTCCCGGAGTCAAGTTCGTCTGCAAGATCGCGGAGTTCATCGAGATGTGGGAGTGGGGTGCTCAGGAGCGCCTCATGGGGTCCGTGTTCGGCAAGAATGTCGAGGATCGTTGCAGGGACGCCTGGCGCCGGATGTTCCACGACTCCGACCCGTGGTCTAGTCGCGACGAGAGCATCGCCGAGTGGGAGGTCCGGTTCGACGGAGTCTCCACAGCCCACATGGCCCTCATCCGGGACAGGATCCGCATCTATCTTCGCCGACGATACACCGAGTGGCACTTCGAGGAGGCATGCCCGCTGTGAGTGCGATCAGGAACCCGGCCCACTACGGTGGGGACGTGTGGTGGGAGCACGTCAAGATAGCGGAGCAGATGGGATGGGGCTACCTCGTCGGCAACGCCACGAAATACCTCTGGCGCATCGACAAGAAGACCGCCGACACGTCGACGCAGGACATCGAGAAGGCGATCTGGTATCTGGAGCGTCGGGTCAAAAATCTTCGGCGGATCGAGTCGGCGACCGGCGCGAGGATCTCCGAGTGGGGCGCGCGGTGGTGGAGGCTCCGCACGTGCGGACCGCCCCCCAGCGGCTGGACGCTTGGGGACCTCCTGGACGAGCTCCGTCGAGACGGAGTCCCAGCCTTCGCCCGGGACGCGATCCAGTGGATGTTCTTCTCCGGACTCGTTCCGGTCGAAGTGGAGATCAGTGCTCTCTCGAGGTCGATCGGGGATCTCCGTCACGAGGTCCAGATCCGGACGGCGCTGGGCGGAGGATCACTCGTCATCCGCAGAGGGACCGGGGGAGGGACCGGCGGAGGACTCCCGACGGCGGTTGCGGCGACAGGAGTTCTGACAGGGGGCCGCAGCGCGGGGGGAACAACCGCGACCATGACCAAAATACCGGTCGTGGTGGTCGGGGATCCGGAGCCGAGCGCTCCTCCCCACCCGTCAGACTCGTTCGACAACACGGCGCTGGCCAAGCTTCTGGAGATCGACGACGCGACGGCGCTCGCGCTCATTCGGTGCACAACAACGATCAAGGGGAAGACGATCGAGGAGATGGCTCGGCACGTCGGCTCCAACGTGCAACACAGAACCCACGACGAGCTCCGCGAGCTGGTCAGGACCTACTGCGACTGCGTCCGGTGGGCGGACACGAAGACTCCATACCGAACGGACGTGGATCCAGAGGACCCGACGAGGATCGGCTGAGGTGTCCGCCCGCCCCGTTCCTCTCGGGCAGCTCAGCCTGATGGACCTCCCGACGCTGGCCGCCAAGCCTCCTCCGGCGTCGTGGACCCCACCCACAACCCTCCCCCGGCCACGCGGGGAACTGATCTCCATCGACACTGAGACGAACGACCAGGGTCTCGCCGAAGAGATGGGGGCTGGGTGGGCCGTCGGAGCCGGGTGGCTCTGTGGAGTCTCGATGAGCTGGGCCGGGGGGTCGGTCTACGTGCCAGTGCGGCATCCGGACACGGAGTGTCGGCCGGTGGACGAGGTCGCTCGGTGGGTGGAGTTCTTGTTCGAGAACAACACCGTCGTCTTCTTCAATTCCATCTACGACCTCGGATGGCTTCGCGCCAGCGGCGTCCGGACGTTCCCCCGGCGGATGGAGGACGCGCAGGCGATCTGCTCCATGATCGACGAGAACTGGGACTCCTACAGCCTGGACTCGTGCTGTCAGCGAGCGGGGATCTCTGGAAAGGACGAGCACCTCCTGAACGAGGCAGCCCGCGCTCACGGCATCCCGAAGAAGAGGGGGTCCTACAAGCATGGGTTGTGGAAGCTCCCTGCGCGCTACGTCGGACCCTACGCCGAGCAGGACACGTCGTCCACGCTGGATCTCTTCCGGGCGGTCTGGCCGGAGCTCGAGAAGGAGAAGCAGGAGGACGCCTATCGGACCGAGATGCGACTGGTGCCGTGCTTGGTGCAGATGAAGGAGAGGGGAATCCGCATCGACCTCGACAATGCCGATCGGTCCAGGACTAGGATCCGGGCCACGCGCGACGAGACCCTCCGCCAGATCGAGATTCCCGGACTCCGACGCGCGACGACGATCGAGGACGTGAGGTCCACGAAGACGCTGGCGAGCCTGTTCGATCATCACGGGATATCCTACCCGATGACTCCGGGCGGTCGGGACCCGGTCCGAAATCCTCCGCAGCCATCCTTCGTGAAGGAGTTCCTGGAGACTGTGGAGCACCCGATCGGCGGACTCATCCGGAAGTCTCGAAAGCTCGACGAGATGGCCGAGAAGTTCATCGGCAACTACATCATGGGATTCGCGACCCGAGGCCGGATTCACGCCGAGGCGCATCCGCTGAGGAACGACGACGGTGGTGCCCGAACCAGTCGGTTCAGCTACTCGGGCCCACCGCTCCAGCAGATGCCCGCTCGGGACGAGGAGTGGGCGCCGCTCATCCGGAACTGTTTCTTGTCGGAGGAGAGTGCACGATGGAACTCCAGCGACTACAGCCAGCAGGAGCCTCGACTCGCCGTTCACTTTGCCTATCTGTGCAAGATCCACGGCGCGGAGGCAGCGGTCCGATACTACGCCGAGCTCGGCCCCAAGGCCGACTTTCACACGATGGTCGCGCAGATGGCGGGGATTGCCCGGTCGAGCGCGAAGATCATCAACCTCGGGCTGATGTATGGGATGGGTCTGAGGAAGCTGGCCTCGTCCCTGGGCCTGGATATGGAGGCGGCGGAGGCACTGATGAAACAGTATCACGCCAAGGTTCCGTGGGTGGAGGGTCTGACAAACTTCTGCAAGAACCGGGCGATGGCTCGCGGATACATCAATCTCCTGGACGGAGCTCGTCGTCATTTCCCGTTCTGGCAGCCGAGGGGAACTCGCGGGGAGGGGTCTTTCGCGCGGAGAATCGCGGCCGAGGCACGCTGGCCCAACAAGGCTCTGGAGCGCGCTTTCTGCCAGAAGGCCATGAACAGCGCGGTTCAGGGATCTGCCGCCCGCCAGACGAAGAGAGCGATGGTCGTCGCATACGAGGCAGGTCACCTGCCGATGGTGCAGATGCACGACGAGCTCTGCTTCTCCGTCGACGACCCTCGGGTCGGCGACGAGATATCCCGGATCATGATCGAGACGAGCCCGCTCGTCGTCCCGATCCGGGTGGATGTCGAGTATGGTCCGACATGGGGTCGGGCCAAGTATAACTGGGAGGATTGTCCGACATGATCTACCAACCCAAAGTGACTGACTTGGTCGCGATGAAATCCATGATGGGAGGGGTGAAGAGGTTCCACGATGCGTGCGGGATCGTAACGCCGTCCTCGGCGAGCATTCCGACTCCGGATCGGGTCGAGTTGCGGCAGAAGTTGATCCGGGAGGAGGTGTGCGACGAGCTCCTCCCCGCACTGGAGCGCGGTGATCTCCCGAAGATCGCCGACGGCATCGCCGACGCCATCGTCGTCCTTCTCGGGACCGCCCTGGAGTATGGGATCCCGGAGCACATCGTCTGGGGGATCGTCCTGGCCGCGAACGACGCGAAGATCGATCCCGAGTCCGGTTTCGTCCGGAAGCGGGCGGACGGGAAGATCCTGAAGCCCGAGGGATGGGTGGCGCCCGACGGCCAGATCTCTGGGGTTCTGGCGAGCCAGCTGCTGGAAGTGTCGTGAGCACCCGCCGCCGGTCTGACGACGGCCTCCGCCGGATCGTCCAGGACAAGATCCCTCGGGCGCACTGGCAGCCGATCGAGACCGGCGGCATCGCCCCCGGCGTGCCCGATCTGAACGGAGTCCTGGCGGGAACCGAGTCGTGGGTGGAGTGCAAGGCCACGGACACGATGCGGATCAAATTCGAGCCGGGTCAAATTCCGTGGATCGATCGCAGAACGCGAGCCGGGGGGCGGGTGTGGATCGCCATCCGGCGTCGCCACGAGGGTGGTCTGAGGAGGGGTCCCGCAGTGGATCAGCTCTGGCTGTATCCTGGCTACGTCGTGAAGGAGCTGGCGTCCCTCACTCTGGACGACCCCCTGATCTCGATGTCCGGATCCATGTGGGAGGGAGGTCCGTCCGGATGGAACTGGACTCGGGTGGAGGCCAGGATCTTCGGGTGATCTCCAGGAATTCTTGCTGGTCCCGAAGAATTGGTCTTTTCGGATCGTCTCGGTCCAGCTACAACTGGTGTATCAAGCGGGCGGTGGTCGCCCGGTAACTCAGGAGGCTCCCTCGATGTCCGCTTTCCTCGCAAACCTCTCCTCCTCCACCTCGCGTCGCGAAGTCGCCGAGACCGTCATCAAGATCCAGACCTACCTCGGCCTCAGGCCCAACTCCGTCAACACCCTGATCAAGAAGCCCGTCGAAGAGCTCCACGAGCTCGTTGGCACGCTCCTCGGCGACGAGCTCGTCCTCAACGACGCTGGCGAGGTCGCCCCGGTCCCTGCGCTGGTCGAGGCCCCCAAGACCGACGACGCTTCCACCGACACCTCCGGCACCGAAGAGGGTGACGACGAGGCCGACGACGGCCGCACCTCCAAGCTGGCCCCTCCGGGCCACGTCATCACCGTCACCACCGTCCTCTCCGGTGCCAAGTTCCGGGCTGGCTCCGCCTCCGCCAAGCGGTTCGGTTTGCTGGAGTCCGGGATCACGGTCTCCGAGTTCGTCAAGCGCTGCGCCGATGTTGGGGACGAGCGCGGCCTGCGGACCATCCGCAAGGCGCTGCGCCGTGGCTACATCACCCTGGCGCCTGCCGTCGCGGAGTAAGCCTCGGTTCGGGTTGGCCGGAGCCCCAGCGACGCCTGGGGCTCCGCACGTTTCAAGGGAGAACCGTCGTGTCCATCACATTCTCGACCACCACTCTGGGCACTTCGCCGGACGGTCCGGTGTTCGTGGATCACCCGAGCTCGAGATCGACAAATTTTGCAACCGCGAGTGCCCTTCGCGTCCTGTCGATTATGGGCGTAGACGCCAGCTACTGCGGATCTCTGACTCTCGAGGAGGCGACTCGGGCGATCAGTGTCGCCCGATCGAGTTCTGAGCTCTATGGGGACGACCGCCTCCGAGTGGACGCCATCTACAGAGTCGTCCAGCAAGGTCGCCTCATCGGCGCCACTCATCTTTCCTGGGCGTAGCCAGGAATTCGTCTTTCGCCCTGATCAGTGCGGACCTAGACTGAGCTGGTGTTCAACGAGGAGTCGCGTCCATGTCCAGTCGCTATAAGTCCGAGACCTTCAACACCGAGCCGGCCTCGGCGCTCGAGACCCTGATCTCCGACGCCGAGGGGATCCGCGAGGAGCTCACCGAGTGGAAGGACAACCTTCCGGAGAGCCTCCAGAGCGGAGAGAAGGCGTCCGCTCTGGAGGACGCCGCGTATACGATCGAAGACGCCGTCTCCAACCTCCAGGGGATCGACGAGAGCGATCTGACCGGGATCCTCCGGACGAAGATCCCGGCGCAGGAGGAGATCCCCTCCGATCCGGATCAGGTCCAGCTCCCCACCGAGGAGGACTGCCTGATCGTCGTCGGCGTCCAGCTGCGCCCCGGGAAGAAGCGGGGCCGCGAGAGTCGGGTGGTGCGCCTCGCCAACGCAGCGGCCCACGGGTCGGCGATCCGGGAAGAGCTCGACACGTGGCTCCACAACGCTCGGGAGTGGGTCGAGAAGGTCCGTGCGGTCTATCCGGAGGAGAACGTCGAGGAGATGACCAATCACCTGGAGGCTGTGGAGATCGCCGTCAAGGCAGTCCAGTCGAAGATCGACGAGGCCGATGAGATCTACTCCACGATCGAGGAGGCTGTCGGCTCCCTGGAGGGCGTCGAGATTCCCGGGATGTATGGCTGATCCGCGTCGCTCAAGAATTCCTCTTTCGCTTCTCGTGAGGGTCGGCTAGAAGAGTTCTTGGGCGGTCGTCGCTCGACAGAGGAGGTTCCAGTGTCCGATCAAGAATTCACCGAAGAGCAGCTCACCGCGATCCGCCGGGTCGAGAAACTCCTCACGCTCTCGAAGCGGGGTGGGACCGAGGAGGAGGCCACCGCCGCTGCGGCCAAGGCGCAGGAGCTTCTGGAGCTCTACAACCTCGACATGGCCAAGATCTCTGCAGCCGGGGGCGGCGGGGTCGACTCCGGGAAGCGCGAGCAGGCGAAGGTTCGTGGCGGAGCACGTTCCTGGGAGAGGGATCTCTGGGGTGCAGTCGCCCGCCTGAACTTCTGCCTCTACTTCCCGGGCTGCGCCTACATCACGATCAAGAGGAAGGGGCAGACGAGGACGCGGGTCACGTCCAATCACGTGGTCATCGGCCGGACGGTCAACGTCCGACTGACCCAGTCCATCGCGACCTATCTCCGGGACGCTATCGAGAGGATCCTCCGGGAGCGCAACGGCAACGATCCAAGCCAGCTCCACTCCAACTGGTCCAACAGCTTCCGTCGTGGCGCGTTCGATCGCCTGTGCGAGCGGCTCGAAAACCGGCGCAACGAGAAACTCGCCGAGGAGCGCGAGCGCCAGGCCAAGGCGACCCGGGACGCGGCCGGATACTCGTCCGGAACGGCGCTCGTTCTGTCCAGCTACATCGATCGGGAGAACGACGCCAACTACGACTTCCTCTACGGCGAGGGGTGGTCGGCGAAACAGGCGGCGGATCGAGCGGACCGAGCCGAGCGGGCCAGGGTCCAGCGAGAGGAGCACACGAAGTGGGCCGCCGAGCACCCCCAGGAGGCCCGCGAGCTCGAGAAGAAGCGTCGGGAGGAGGGCGAGGCTCTCCGCAAGAAGTGGGCGAACCGTGGCAAGGGGTCGCGGGGCGGGAAGGTTGGTCCCGACATCGACAACGGCGCATACTGGTCGGGCTACGATCGAGCCAACGAGGTTGGCCTCGACGAGCAGGTCCAGTCCGCTCCCGGCCAGCGGAGGATTGCGTCGTGACCCTACTCGCCTACGAGCGGAAGAAGCTCTCGGACGACCGACTCCGGACCATCGGTATCGCCAACGAGATCATCGAGGAGTACGAGAAGGCGGGACTGTCGCTGACGCTCCGTCAGCTCTACTATCAGTTCGTCGCCCGCGGTCTGATCGAAAACTCGGACCGCAGCTACGATCGCCTCGGGTCCGCCATCAACGACGGACGGATGGGCGGCCTGATCTCATGGACCGCGATCGAGGACCGGACCCGGAACCTCATGGGGATCAACACCTTCCGGAGCCCTGCGGAGCTCCTGCGGTCGGCCCGGAGCCGATACGCGAAGGACCTCTGGAGGGACCAGGAGTGGCGACCGGAGGTGTGGGTCGAGAAGGACGCACTCGTCGGCGTCATCGGAGGTATCTGCCAGGAGCTCCGTGTGGACTACTTCGCCTGCCGAGGCTACAACAGCCAGTCGGAGCAGTGGAGGGCTGGCCAGCGGCTCGCCCGATACGTCCAGAAGGGGCAGCGGCCGATCATCTTCCATCTGGGGGACCACGATCCGTCGGGTATCGACATGACTCGGGACAACACCGAGCGGCTCGGCCTCTTCGCCGGGACTCCAGTCATGGTCGTTCGGTTGGCGCTGAACATGGACCAGGTCCGCCACTACAATCCTCCGCCGAACCCGGCAAAGCTCAGCGACAGTCGGGCGCGGGACTACGTCTCGAAGTTCGGCGACGAGAGCTGGGAGCTCGATGCTCTGGACCCCAGGGTCATCCAGCGACTGATCCGTGAGAACGTCGAGCGGATCCGGAACGAGTCCATCTGGCAGGAGGCACTGGCCGACGAGGCAGCCGACCTCGACGAGATCGACATCATGATCGAACGAATGACGGGAGGAGACGAGCAGTGAGCAAGGTTCAGGAACACGAGATCGACTGGTATGTCTGCACGGCGGATGAGTCGGACGTCGAGGCTTACCCTGGACTCGGCGCAGCCCAACCCGAACTGGAAGTGACCACCCCCGGCAAGAAATCTCTTTGGCCGGGGGGCGGTCCGCGCTAGAGTGACTGGGTCCAGTAGGAGGAGGCTCGGGTGGATCTTCAGGAGTTCAAGAGGCTTGTGGGGGAGGGTCGCCGTCGCGTCCAACTCCCCGTCGCGGAGGACGGGGGTCCGGCCGAGAGGGGATTCCTCGCGGATCCGGAGTCGTGCCTTCGGGACCAGTCGACGGGGGCCAACAAGGACGATCCGATGATGATGGTCGTCGTCAACAGAGAATTCGTCGCCCCGAGGTTCGACGACGGGTATCGCGAGCTCAGCGTGTCCCAGATCGTGGAGTTCCTTCCGGACGTCGACGTCGGGGGGCTGCCGGAGGTCGGCTGGGACCCGTTCGCGGAGGAGGAGTCGTGAGGGACGACCCGAGCGAGCGGAGCTGGAGAGGGTACTCGTCCGCGCTCGCGGATACGCCTCGGAAGAGCCTCCCGACCCGACGCTGGACGAAAAGCGATATCGACGAGCACGCTCGGTTCATGGATCGGTGGCGGGCGGATCACGAGTCGACGGGGCAGGTCCGTCGCAGACCCGGAGCGGAGTGATGACCACAGACAGCAAGTGCGGAACGTGCCAGATGTGCTGCAGGATTCTGGAGGTCCGGACGCTCGAGAAGCCGGTGGACATTCGGTGCCGTCATCAGTGCCTGGCGGGATGCGGGATATACCAGGAGAAACCCTCCGAGTGCTCGACCTACGAGTGCCTGTGGCTTCAGTCCCAGGGCGACAACGTTCTGGACCCGTTTCCGGAGACGTGGAGGCCGGATCGCCTGGGCATCGTCATCGACGGCGGCGGTCTGGACCCGGAGCGTCGGGTCCTCGTCTTCCGGACGACGTCCACTGGCGAGTCTCGACTGAAGTCCGTCGACGCCAGGACTATCGCCCAGAGCCTGGTCCGGCAGGGGTTCACGATCGCGGTCAAGATCGGCTCTCGGGAGCCAATCACGTGGCAGGATTTTCTTCGCAGATCGTGAAGATCGGTCTAGGATATTCTGGAGAATGGGCGTAGAACTCACTCATGGGCGGTCGTCGCCCGGCTCTTCAGGAGGTTCTCATGTCCGCTTCCGTCATCCGCCGCTCTTCCAAGCAGCTCGTCACTCTGTCGTGCGAGGGTCGTCGCATCCAGTTCCGCCTCAGCAACGTGGGTTCCTTCCTGTCTGCTCGGTGCGAGGACCCCACGGTCACGGTCCAGCAGGCCCAGGCTTGCCTCGAGACCATTCAGTCCGAGATCGTCGAGAAGGAGACCTCCTTCAAGACCCCTGGCCGGTGCCCCTCCTTCGGCTGGCACATGGACGGTATCGTGGCCAACTGGAGCTATAACTGATGGGCTCCAGCCAGCTCCGCGAGGCGGCGGACGTCCGCCGCTTCGCCCTGGCGGGTCGGGCGCACCTGACCCTTCGGTCCAAGAAGACCGGCACCAGGTTCACCTATCGGTTGAGCCGGATCACCGACTCCGACGCCGCGTTCGCTTCGGTCTTGACCGGCTCGAACAACGAGGGCGACTACTCGTATGCGGGCATCGTGGACACGAGTGGGTTCCGGACGACCCGGCGCTCGGCGCTGACCTGCGACGCTCCGTCGGTCCGGGCTCTGGAGTGGTTCAGCCAGAAGGTTCTTCGGGACGGCATGTCCCCTGCGGACCTCGGGCTGGAGGTCTATCACGAGGGCCGGTGCGGCAAGTGCGCTCGGCTCCTCACGACTCCAGAGTCCGTCGAGCGGGGCATAGGTCCGGAGTGCTGGTCCAAGATGGAGGGGCGTCGATGAGGACCTGGACTCCTCGGTTCCGCGACTACGTCGCGAGGCTCCACAATCTTCGAGACGAACTCCCGAAAGGACCTCGTCGGGATCGTGTGAAACTCATCCTCCTGGCGCTGAGCTACGGATCGCCGATCCCCACGATCCGCGTCAGAATAAAGCTGGCCGTCGAGGCGGAGCGACAGAATTCCTCTACCGCCCCCGGCAAGATCCCGCTACACTGATCCAGTAGTCCAGGAGTCCATCATGTCCGAGATCCTCAGCCTTCAGCCCGGTGCCCACATCGGGATCATCGCCGGGACCACGTTCCAGTTCGGCAAGATCACGTCCGTGACCGCCAATCAAGTCTGCGTCGAACAGGCCGGGGGTGTGGTCCGGAAGTTCTCCCGCGTGTCCCTCTTCGAGATCGGTCACAAGGGAACCCGATACACGTGCCCGGCGCTCGTCTCCCACGGCGAGGCTGTCCGCCGTCAGCGGGAGTATGCGGAGGCGACTCGCCTCGCGGGCGAGCGTCTCCGGAAGGCAGGCGTGCTGTGACAATTCGGTCCAGCGGAGACCCGATACCCAGCGACGGACTCCCAAGAGCCCTCGTTCTCTGCAGGATAAAGGGGAGCAGCCCGAGCTGGGTTGTCGTCGCGAGACCTGCCCACCGAGGGTTCTCGTTTTTAATCTGGGGCGACGGGGTTCACACGAAGTGCGCGATCGCTCGCCTCCGCGGAGACTCCGCACTGGACGTTCGCATCGAAGCAGTTGTCGAGCTGGTCGGACCGTCGTTCCCAGAGGTCGCGATAGAACGAGCGCCCTGGATCCGCTTTCTGGAGGCGACGGCGTCGTGAGCACTGCACGTCCCATCGTCGTCGCCAACGTCCTCGGAATATTCGTCGAGGCCATGGTTCTGAAGAAGACCCTCCCGTTCTCGGTCGGACTCGTGGAGGGTCGGACCCTGATCGGGGACGGATGGCCTCTCCGGTTCAGACTAGATCAGGAGAAGAACGTCGAGGTCGTGAACCGAGGGACGTTCTCCGTCGCACTTAGGATCGGAGCTCAGGACCGAATCGTCGCCCCAGGGGAGTCCTGCATCCTCGTCCGTGGCGGGTTCTTCGAGAGCCCAGGGTGATGCCCGCCCACCGATCCTACCACCTTCCCGCGTATCGAGAGCGGATGTCCGCAGCCCTCAGAGGCAAGTCTCGGGGAGGGGAGGTGCTCCGGAGATTGAACGCCCAGAGGGAGGTCTTCTGGACGGAGGGCATGAGGAACGCGCTCGCGTCGGGATACTGGCGAGGATGGTCAACCGACACGATCGCCTTCGACATCGGGGTTGGGCGGGAAGTTCTCCAGAAGGAGATGAACCGACTTCAGCTCCCGAGGGGCCGCTGGGTGACGATCGCTCAGAGGCGAGCTGCGCTGGAACAATGCAACAACGGAGAATAAGCGTGATATTGAGCATCCGAGGAACGAGCGGCTCGGGGAAGACCCACCTGGCCAAGACCCTCCTCCACAGCACCGGGATCTATGGGCCCCCGGTGAGCCACCACGCCAAGGGTCGGAAGCAGCCCTACTTCTACATCCGCCCCCATCTCTCCGGAGGTCGGGACCTGGTGATCCTCGGTCATTACGAGTCGGCCACGGGCGGGGTCGACACAATCTCCGGGAACGACATCCCATTCGAGCTGGCGAGGGAGCACTACTCACAGAATCGGGACGTCTTCATGGAGGGTCTCCTTCTGTCGGCGGAGCAGCACAGGACGGCCAGGCTCCACGAGGACGGGATCCCCGTCCGGCTCTTCTACCTCAGCACGTCCCTCGAGGACTGCCTGGCGTCGGTGAGGGCACGGCGGGAGGCTCGCGGGAACACGGCTCCGCTGAACCCCGACACAACCGCGAGTCGGCATCGGGCGATCCGCACGCACCCCGACCGTTTTCGCGCGAAGGGTCTGCACGTCACTGTCGGGACGAGGCAGCAGGCAGTCTGGTGGCTCCAGGACTCCGGTCACCTCGCCCTGGACCCGGCGGACCGTCGGGACTAGGAAAAATCGGCGTCACCAGGATTTCCCTCTTTACGAAGCTCCCGGTAGCGACTACACTCGTTTCTACCGGGAGTGGTTCCCGCGGAACTCAGGAGGCGTCCATGGCTCACAACCTCACCATTCACGAAGACGGCACCGTCGAGATGGCCTACACCGGCGAGAAGGGGTGGCACGGTCTCGGCAACTCGGTGCCGTTCGGCTCCACTCCGGCGCAGTTCCGGACGGCTGCTCGCATGGACTGGGAGGTGGAGTCCGTCCCAGTCCAGTTCGTCCTCCCGGCCCCGAGGACGCTCCGTCTTGGTAACGACGAGAGCGCCGAGACTGTCACCACCGACACGTTTGGCGTCAAGAAGCGCCGCGTCCTCTACCGCTCCGACAACGGGATGCCCCTCGGAATCGTCGCCGACGGGTTCCATGTGGTCGGCCCGAAGGAGGTCACCGAATTCTTCAACGACCTGATCCTGGGCCTCGGGATGACAATGGAGACCTGCGGGTCGCTCCACGGCGGAAAGCGCCTCTGGGCCACGGCCAAGATCGGCGAGGACTACGTCGGCCCCGAGGACCACATCCGCGCCTATCTGCTTCTCACGACGGCTCTGGACGGCACCCACGCGACGAAGGCGAAGTTCGTCTCCACCCGCACGGTCTGCGAGAACACACTGGAGTTCGGCCTCGGGGAGGACGGTCTGGAGGTGGCCGTCTCCCACCGGATGCAGTTCGACGAGAAGAAGGTCAAGGAGCGCCTCGGCATCGGCCAGCAGAGCTTCGAGAAATTCATCGACGACATGCGGAAGCTGGCCTCCACTCCGGTGAACACCGCCGTCGCCACTGAGCTGACGTCGGAGCTCATCGGGACCGACAAGTCGGAGCGGTTCGACCGGATCATGGGACTCTTCTCGGGCCAGCAGCTCGGCGCCGACATCGTCGAGGGTGTCGACGGCACCGCCTGGGGGTGGCTGAACGCCATCACCGAGTATGTCGACCACGAGGCGAAGGCGAAGGACCTCAGCCGCCGCATCGGGAACTCCCTGATGGGTCGGGGTGCGGCTCTCAAGGCGAAGGCCCGGGACATGATTCTGGACCTCGCCGGGGTCTAACCCTCCGGAGGGTGCAGCGACCCCCAGGCGCGGCTGGGGGTCGTCTGCCGCCCCGACCGAGGAGCTAGGCTCCCCAGGTCAACCGGAGCGCTGCGGCCGCGCCCCAGGCTCCCAGGGCGTCCTTCATGAGAACTCTTCTGCCAGACGACCACCGTCCAAGATTCCAGTCCCTGGGCGAGGCAGTCATCTACAAGATCGTTCACGGCCTGCTCCGCCAGGACCCGCGCCTCAGGTGCCCAACGTATCCGAGCGACGGGGAGGCTCTGTTCCGCTGGTGCCAGTCGTCCGGTGTCGACTCGGCCCGCGTCGTCCTCTCACTCGCCGGAGAACCGGACGACGAGTCCGCCAGGGCGATCGAGGCTCTGACGTGCCTCAAGATCCCCGCCCACCCAGAGCCTGGCTCGTTCTGGTTCGCCTACCGGAACCGCCCCGCCGACCCTCCCCCGGCAAGGCGGTCCCCAGCTACCCCCGAAAATCGAGATGAGCCGGGGGGCGATCTGCGGGTCGTCGTGTCCGTTGTGGACAACCCGCGGAAGCCTGGGTCGGAAGCGTTCGAAGGATACAAGCACTGGCGAGTCGGTGCGACCGTCCAGGAGCTGCTGGACACTGGTCTTCCTCGACGGAATCTTCGTCGAGACGTTCGTCACGGACACGTCGTTCTGGGAGACTCCAAGTGAGCGTCATTCACTACACTCCGCCTCGGCCGGACATGGGTCACCAGTCGGAGGCGAGGCGGAAGGCGCGCCATCGGCGCGGCTTCGGGTATTTCATGGAGATGGGAACCGGGAAATCGAAGACAGCCTTCGACGAGATGATGGAGCTGTTCCTCGAGACTCGGATCGACTGTCTTCTGATCTGCGCCGGGAAAGGGTCCTATCTGGACTGGCGCGACAAACACATCCCGGAGAACGAGAGTCCTATCGTCCCCATCTACCTTCACGTCTGGATCCGTGGGTCCAAGCGCCGCCGGAAGAAATTCGACGAGTGGCTGGAGGGGATCAAGAACCTCCCTCCCGGAGTGATCCCCGTCCTCCTCGTCTCCTACGACGCCATCGGCGCGTCCAAGACTGCTCGCGAGGCAGTCGAGAGGTTTATCAAGCAGCGCCGCGCTGGCTGCATCGCGGACGAGTCGACGCTGATGAAGGAGGAGGACTCCAACCGAACGGACTTCATGCTCCGGACAGTCCGGCACTGGACCGCTCACCGCCGAATCCTGACCGGGTCTCCCGTGGCGGAGTCCCCGATGGACGCCTGGGCACAGATGGAGTTCCTGGACAGAGGACTCCTCGGGTTCTCCAGCTTCTTCAGCTACCGTGCTCGGTTCTGTCAACTTCAGGAGGAGTGGGTCCAGCCGAGAGGAAGCATGTCCCCCACCGGGCAGTATCAGAGGCCCGGGAAGAAGAAGGTGATGAAGATCGTCGGATACAGGAACCTGGACGTCCTCCAGAAGATCATCGGGGAGCACTCCTACAGAGTCCTGAAGAGCGAGTGCCTCGACCTTCCGCCGAAAATCTACAAGAAGATTCGGGTCCCGATGAGCGAGGTCCAGGAGGAGCTCTACCGATCTCTGTCGGACATGTGGGTCGCGGAGCTCCCGAACACCGTCGTTCCGGACGAGGTGGGCACGACAGAGTCGACCGCCCCGGCAGATCTGTCAGACGACATCCTGACACACTTGAGCGACGCCGGGCTCGCTCCAAACGTCGGCGATGGATCCGGAACGTTCGTCAGCGCCCAGCTGGCCATCACTCGGATCATGAGGCTCCATCAGCTCGCGTGCGGGATCGCTGTGTCCGAGGACGGGTCCGTCCACCGCGTTCCACACAACCGCGTGCGGGAGCTCATTCGCCAGATCGACGAGTCTCAGGGTCAGGTCACGATCTGGTGCTCGTTCCGGCCATCGGTCGCAGAGATAGTGGAGGAACTCGGGCGAACGTATCCCGGCGAACGGATCGTGGAGTATCACGGAGGGACCAAGCCGCAGGAGAGGGCGGCCGGACTTCTCGCGTTCAAGGAGGGGAGGGCTAGGTTCTTCGTCGGCACCATCCAGACGGGTGCCTTCGGGATCGACCTGACCGCGTCCAGCACGGTCATGTATTACTCCCTGACCCCGAGGCTCGTCCACCGACTTCAGTCGGAGGACCGGAACCATCGCATCGGCCAGTTGGAGTCGGTCACGTACATCGACTTTGCCTGCCCTGGCACGGTCGACGAGGGCTTGATCGATAGCCTCAGGGAGAAGAAGGAGATCGCGGATGCAGTCGTTGGGGACGTCCTCCACGGGTGGCTTCGATACACTGGGGAGGACGACGATGTCGAGTAGGGACGAGTTCCCCAGAGGTCGACTTCACAGGAAGGGCGCGGAGAGAAGAGCGAAGATCCTGGAGTGGATCTCGGAGTCCGCCCGGACGAGATCCGCAGCACCGACAGGTCGCGAGATGGCGAGGCGCCTCGGGATCAGTGCGCCTGCCGTCTGCCTCCACCTGAGGAGGCTGACCTCGGATGGTCGGGTCCAGATCCTCCACAAGGGGAGGGGCGGTCTGCAGTTCAAGGTCCCGGAGGTGGGGACGACGGAGCGCGTTCGTTGACCGATGGGGCGTTCCGAGCGTTCCCGTAGTTCTGACCAACGATGTTGACGACGACGAACATCAGACGGAGGAGTCGGGGGGCGGTCGGGGGTGGCTCCTTGATCATCGTGGACAGAACCGCGCACGCGGCAACCACCACCCCCGGCACGGCGATCTCTGGGGGAATGACCCCCAGGATGACCGAGCAGACCTCTCCGTAGTCCATCATCGTGGGTCTCCCTTTGCACGGCTGCCCCGGAGGTCGTCTTTCGTCACCATGTGTCGAGCAACGAACTCCCGGAACTCCGACGTCTCCTTGGTGTGATAGTCTATCTTACCCCAGAGCTTGTCGAAGTCCTCCCGGACCTCCTTCCGGAATGCTTGCAGGGTTTCGTTGGCCCGGTTCTCCGCTGCGGACGTTCGGTCCTCGGCGCGGGCGATCCGGTTGAAGAGGTGGGCGATGATCCCACCCAGTATCGTGATGGCTGCTCCGAGGACCCACACGATCCACGACGGCTCGTCCTTCATTCACCCCATCCTCGGCACGACAAGTTGCAGGAGGTCTCGTGTCAGTCTCTGACCCAGGCTCGTAGTGAAAGTCAGAGCGATCCCGTAGTCCCGCTCCGGGAGCGCATCGTCACTCGTGCACCACCAGTAGATGACGAGGGAGTTGGAGCTGAGGTAGGGATCGTCGGATCCGCTCGGGGTGACGGTCAGATCGCCGGTCGAGATCGGCTCGCCGTCCAGTCGACGGACGACGATGGACTCTATCTCCGCGACCGTCGCTCCGGCAGGGGAGAGATCCGGAGCGAGATTCAACCCTCGCGTGTCGAGGTCTCCCGCACGAAGAGCGCCGAGTCGGACTGGGGGTGGGCGGAGCGAACTGTCCGACATCTACGAGTCCTTCGACGATGGAGTGCGCGTCATGGGACTTGCAGTCGCGACTCGATGGACGGTCGGGGCCGAGGCGACCCTCAACGTCGAATAAGACTCGGAGGGTGCCGTCGGCGTCGCCATTGCTCGTCCTCAGTATTCTATGATCGCGATCCCGACGGCGCCAGCCGCCCCGCCGAAATTGGAGCCGCCACCAGCCCCACCGCCGCCCGGCCCATTTCCTGCTGTGGGAAGGCCCGACGACGCTGCGCCGCCACCCCCGAGCGGGGAGCTCCCGCCCCGCCCACCGTAGCCTGTGGTCGCCCCGACGGAGAGGTGGAGCCCGGCGGAGCCGTCCCCGCCCGTTCCGTTCAACGTCCCGCCGGAGCCTGCCCCACCAGGTCCGTTGTTACCCTGCCCACCGCTCGCGGCGCCACCGCCACCACCTCCACCGGCGGCGGTCATTCCAGCTGCGGAGCACGTGGTGTCGCCTCCCGCCCCACCATCGTTGTTGGAGGCGAGCGGACCCGTGTTTCCACCGCCCGCCCCGGCAGCTCCCACCACGAACGCAACCGTTCCCCCCGGAGTGACCGAGTGGATCTTCTCCGCGTAGCCGCCACCACCGCCACCGCCACCGCCACCTGACGAGGTGTTCCCCCCACCACCGCCACCGCCACCGATCAGCCGAATCCGGATCCTGTAGACGCCGGCTGGAACCGTGAAGGTGTGGGACCCTGCGGTGGAATAGACAACCATAGTGGTCGGAACGCCGGGGGCGGTTGCCCGGAGTGCCGCCACGAACGCGGTCGCCAGCGCAGCGATGTTCCCGTTGTCGACTGCGTTCTGCTCGGCGTCGGAGATGAACTTGCCGATCATGGCGGAGATCGACGAGGACTGTCGCCAGACCTTGTTCAGCTGGTTGGGTTCGGCGACGCCGTTCTGGAACCCAGTCCCGCGCGCAGTCAGCGAGTTGTATGCGCTCTGCGTGATGACGGTCGCGCCGGGATCCGTCGCGAAAGGAAGGTAGTCGTTGGTTCCGGGCATGTGATCTCCTAGAGCTCCTCGGCCCAGGCGCCAGCGCCAAAGCCGCCGATGTAGTCGTTGTTCACGCCGAAGCCGAAGACCGGGCTACCGAAGACGGTCGTGATTCTGCTGTTGACCGCGACCCCGGCAGGCTTGACCGGGAAGATGCCCTGCCGTAGAAGAGCGATGATCAACGACCCCGGATAGTCTCCCGAGAGCGCGATCGTCATGGTCATGTCTTGATTGTCGATGACCAGGAGCTTGGCTCCAGTGTCCGGCTCCACGAGTATCTGCAGGATCGACGGGAGCGACCCCATCGTTCCGTCCCACGAGTTTGCGGCGATCTTCGAGCGGATCAACGACCGGTAGGACGTGTCGTCCAGAGCAAACAGCCCCGACGGAGGATTGACTGTCGTCTTCCACACGCCCTGCCCGAACCCGAGCAAAGGATCCCCGAACGTGAAGAATGGCGCGATGTCGTCCGACACGTATCGGGACACACCGACCCACTCCCCGACGACGTCGAGCTGAGGACCAACCGCCAGCGAGACGTCGAACCACCGACCGAAGTCGCACAGAACGGACCGAAGATCGAGCGACGGGTCCGTGACTCCTCGGACCACCGACACGAAATTGGAGGCGGAGCGGTTCGCGGCAGGGATGAGGTCCACATACTCGTCGGCGACGAAGCACGGCGCCGTCTCGATGGACTCCGACATCAAATCCTCACGATACGACCAGGGTCACGTCGGCAGGGTCGCACGCTGCGACCTCGTCGAACGCGACGGCGATATTCGAGGGCCCTGGGGAGCCCGGACTCACAGCGATGAGGATCCCAGTGATCCGGTAGGTGTTGCTCCCCTGTCCACCGGAGAGGCTCGCGGGAACATACAGCCGAGTCAGGTAGAGATCTTCGCCAATCTGCAGCTCGTTGATGTAGTCGGACACCTGCCGCCGGATGGCGTCCCCGACACCGGAGGTGTATCCGCCCATGGCGGTCAGCGAGATCTCGACGACGATATCGAGAACCGTCGGTCTGGAGAAGCTGATATCCCTGGGAACCCCATAGGCGTCCACGACGACCTCTGTGGTTGATCCGTAGGTTCCGCACCCCGGACCCTTCTTGAGGGCAATCGTCTCCGCGATGGTCGTGGCGTCCCCACCTTCGACAACGATCGCGATGGAGTGGGCAGGAATTCCGTTCGCGTCCGTGGAGTCCGTGTCGTTCTCGAGGCCAGCGTATCTCGTCACGTTTTCGACCGCTGCCACGGACGCAACGATTCCGTCCATGACGGAGCGGGAGGGAAGTCCGGTCGACAGCCGCTGCCGACGCCGCAGCTCGGCGTCTGTCTCAACCGGAGCTCCCGGGGACGCGGGGCTCGGGTTGTTCGCGCTCGACCAACCGAGAACCGGATTGAGGATCGTCGTGATCGTGTCCGCCGCAGCCGTCACGAGACCAGGGATGCTGGCGGTCGCAGTGACCGTGATCTCGCCCGCCAGCGGGATAACGACGGTCGCCGGAAGATCCCACACGGTTCCCAGCTCGTCCTGAACCTGGCCGTTCGAGATCGTCGTTCCAACCGTCCCCCCGATCAGGATGTCGACGGTGGACCGAGACGGCACGTTCCTCGCGATGCCGTTGATCTGGACGATCCTGCTGAGGCCGACGCCCTGGGCGGTCGTGGGGGACACTGTGTTGTAGGCATTCCGGACGGCGTTGTTGGAGTCCGAGATGGCCAGGGCGAAGATACCAACGAGCTGGCCGTCCTGAGTGTCCGCGTCGAGGACCGTGTCGTCCCCGTAGATCTGCCGGAAAAGAGCCTTGACGCCCTCCAGAACCTCCGCGTAGGACGGTACGTGAACTCCGGTCTCGTCGATCGTGGTTGTGGGAATGGTCATACTGCCCCCGAGGTCGTGACGTCGGCCGCACCATAGATCGTGTCGACGCGCGCCGCAACGACCCACCTTCTGGTCGGACGGTCGAGGCGAGCGTTATAGGAGATGAGGGACCGAACGCCAGGAGTGTCGAGTATCTGAGACCGAAGAACCAGGTCCCTCGTTCCTGCCGTGTATTTCCCCAGGATCTGCGACTCCCACGGAGTTCCGGCGGACTGGTCCGCAAACCACTGGCCGAGCCAGAGGTCCAGTCGAGTCCGAACGCGCTGAGCGACTGCCTCGGGGGAGTCGAGGAGATAGTCCGCCAACCCGCCCCCAAAAGCAAAGTCCCCAGACTCAGTCAGGCGCCGGACTCTCATCTCGCCTCCTCAGACCACGGATCCGTCGAGATCGATGATCGGTGCCTTGATGTGGACCTTCGTCGTGGCCTCGACGCGGATGACCCCCGGCTCCACTCCCATGTCGATCCTCATGGATGCATCCGCGTTCCGGATCGTCACTCCCTGCGCAGGAACTGAGCCGGGGGCGGCTGCCTGGGAGAACGGTCCGGGAATCGCGAACGCGTCGCTGAGATCGTGCATGCGGACGTCGTTGGCCGGCTGGACACCGCCCGACTGCCACCAGAAGTCGATGCGCCTGGACGCGAAGACGAGGAGGACCTCGTCCCCAGGTCCGAGCGGAAAGGACATGAAGTATCCGCCGCCGCGAGGGAACACGATCGGAACGTCCGGGACGACCGGGAGCCTGGCCCAGGTCCGGCGACCGTTGTTGTCGAACACTGCGGGCATGACGGTTGGCTGAACGTTGCACGTCCGTCGAGTCCCGTCGACCGACACAACGACGCCGGGCATGGACGTCCAGACGCCCGACAGTCGTCCGTCGACAGCCGACCGAAAGGCCTCCTGGTCGTCCCCGAGCCTCAGACGGTAGTCCATGATCTAGGGTCCTGTCACCATCATACCGATCACTCCGCGAGAGATCGGCGCCGTTCCATTGACGGCGAGTAGAACCAAGTCCGAATACCAGTCGTTCCCCCGAGTGTCGCCGAGGAAGTCTACAGCTACGATGTGGTAGAGGCCATCCGACGCGATGCTCGGGAAATAGTTGATCGCGCCGTAGGCCGGGGAGAACGGCGCCGTCGCGATGTCCCTCTGATTTATCCTCACGAGACCTCTGGGTCTCATAGCGGGATTGAGGAGCGCTCTCGCCATGATCCCGTTCTGGGTCTGGTTGGGTATCCCGATCAGGCCGGTCCGGGAGTTCAGGTCGATCACGATCGCGCGAGGGTTGGTCTGCCCCAGCCGTGCGACGGACAGCCGCTCGTCCTGGATGGACCACACGAGATCGTTCCCGCGAGCGAACGTTCGCATCTGATCCCGGGACATGCCGAAGATCGCTCTCCCGCGAGGGGACGGCTGACCGGCAGCGGCGACGTCGGCCGGGAGAGGATCGACGGAGATTCCGTATGGCCGAAGAGTGGAGCCGATCGCGCTGTAGACTGCCTCTCGACTGTAGCCTGCACCGAGCGTGGCCGACACGAGGGCCTGCGTGATCGCCTCGTCGCCATCCGCAGCCATGATATGTAGATACGTGTCGATGGCGTTCTGCCTGCCGTATCTCGTTCGCTTTATGTTCCCTTTGAAGACGAGTCCATAGGCGCCCTGCTCGTATCCGGCGTAGAGCACGATGTCCGTGAACTCGTCCCGGATGAGATTGGACGTCTGCTCGGAGACGTTGTAGAACATCGCATCCACAGAGTTCGGCGTCTGGATGTCGGCGTGCCGAACGTGGAATTGACACTTGAAGTCGGACAACTCCAGAGTCCGGCCGCTCGGAGCTCCGACGACTGCCCGGAATCGCCGAAGAAACTGAGTTCCGGACACGGGTCACTCCGTCGTGAAATACACTCTGGACAGACCTCCGAGATCCCCGAACATCGGAGGCCGGGTCCATCGGTCGCTGGATCCGCAGTAGAGACTCCCCGGAATCCCGAGGTATGCGTAGGGGGCCAAAAGATCCACACCGGCGACGAGAGGAATTCCGGACACAAGCGGAGCTCCGTCGGACCCCACTATGTCCAGATGCCAGCCGGTTGCCTCCTCCCGCCCTCCTCCTTGGAAGAGAAGAACCTCGTGATCCCGAGCGGCCTCGGACCACGACAGTCGCAGCCGATACTGGAGCTCCCCAAGAGGAACCGAGATCTCCTGCGGACCGTCTGTGAACGGAATCTCAGAGACGTCGGTCATTGAACGATCTGCGCCCCACCGATAATGCTCTGGATGACTCCTCGCGGAGTCACAGGGATCGGCATCTGCACGCCCCGGATCGTCTGGGACTGCGTCTGCCTCGGCAGGGCTTGCTGCTGAGCGGACGACAGAACGCCGACGGACACGTTGGCCTGGATCACTTCCCGACAGGTCATCTGGACGAGAAGCGAATACTCGGTCTGGGCCGTCGTCTGAGTCGAGACGGAGATCAGCATCATGTTCCGGTAGACACGTTTCCCGGTGTAGACTTCCAGAAGCTGGCGCTGCGCCTGGACCTCCAGGATCCCCTCGTAGACCTCCCGGACGTAGCTTTCAGTCAGATCGAACAGAGCGTCGGCGTTGCTCCACCCAACGAGCATGCTGACGGTCGCAGGCTCCATGTAGGCGTGGTCCGAGATGTTTGAGGAGACCTGGACCGGGTGGTTCGTGACCTGGACAACGTCCTGATGATCCTCGGACAAGGTTATCGTCGGCAGGATTATGCCGACGGACCTTTGGGGCTTCATCAGGACGAGGTTCTCGAGCTGATTCGCGAGGGAGCTGAGTCCTCGGTAGGGAAGCCCGATCAGCCCGACGACACCGCTCACTCGATCCTCCCGTGCAGAGACCTCAGCATCATCTCGTTCTGGTTGCGGAGCGCCTCCTCCACGGCGCGGCGAGTGCGCTCTGGATCGTTCGCCTCGTTGACGTTCACCGTCACGTTCTGCTGGATCCTCGGACCCCCCGGCTGACCCGCTGGGGCCGGGGGCGAAGGCTGCGGACCGAGGCGCGCTCCCCGATGCCGGACAGCGTGCTCGCCCTGGGCAACGGCCGCATACCGGGCGCGGCTATCCCAAGCCGGAACCCAGCGCGGATCGTTTCCGCTCAAATATGGAGCGAACGCCTGGAGCGCCTGATCTCGATCCCCAGCGTTCCGGAGGCGGGCCAGATCGCCCGCGTGAGACGTCCGGAGCTCGTGAAGAAGGAACTGGTAGTTGGCGTTGGGATCCGTAACCTGCATCCCCCGCTCGCGAGCAAATCTTTCGAACGCTTCTCGCCGCGGACCAGTCCACTGAGCCCAACCGAATCCACCCCGACTCCCCGGGACGATCGGATTCCTCTCGTTGATCGCCTGGAGTCCGGCAGACTCGTGCCCCAGGTGGCCAACAACCGCAGCCGCCTGATCTGATGTCAAACCGAGATCGTTCATGAGGTTTTGAACGACTTCCGCGGACCGAGAGCCGTAGTCCCCGGTTTCGGACACACGTCCCGCGTGAACCGTCGCGTCACCAACCGACGACGGTGTCGCCAGGATCGCGGCGGCGGTGGCGAGTCCCGAGGCGGCGAACAGCGCCCGGAGGCCACCGATGCCGAGCCCAGCTGCGCCCGCTCCCATTCCGACCGCGACGCTGGCGATTGCTGCCGCAACGCGACCGATGGACGCGAGCATCCCCGCGACCCAGGTGACGGCAACGTAGGCCAGAAGAACCTGGAAGGCCGTCTTCCAGCCGGAGAGCTCCTCCACTCCTTTCGAGAGGGAGACCACGACGTCGCGGATGCCGCTCAGGAACTCGGCGATCTGAGGGCGGATCTCGTCGAAGTCCTCGATCGTCTGCATCAGCAGTCGACCGACCCACTCGCCGATCGCCACAAGATCCCGGAGGATGATCTCCACGACCCGGGCGATCGCCGGCATGTTATCCACAACGTATTGCGTGGCGTTCCGGAGACCCTCCGTGATGGAGGGCATGACCTCGACGAGCGCCTTCTCCCACACGATGGTGACGGCAGCGAAGAACTCGCGCCAGCGAAACATGAACTCCTGGCTGGCCTTCGCTGCCTGATCGGCGTCGAACCCCGTCCGGCGGAGCATAGCACGATAGGATTCCTCGAACCGATCGACACCCCGGATTATCGCCATCAGGGTGTTGTCGTCGATCCCGAGAACCTCGGCGAACGCCCGAGCCTCGTAGAACGGCATGTTCCGGAACCGCTTCGAGAGCTGTTCCATGATCTTGCCGGCGCTGCTGAGGTCCGCGTCCCGGCCCAGCAGCATCTTCAGCCAGTCGTTCGCTCCGGGGGAGGAGCGCTGGAACCTCCCGATCGACTCCAGTGCGCTCTGGGCGCTTTCGACCGACGACCCCATCTGGGACATCGCGTATCCGAAGGACCTGATCGACCCGACGGACGTGCTGGTCCGCTGGGACATCCAGAACAGCGTCTCTCCGGACCGCGCCATCATGTAGGTCGCGATCTTCAGCGAGTCGGCAAGCGCGCGGAGAGCCAGCCCCGTCCCGAGGATCCGCCGGGTGGCGGTCGTCAGATCGTCCAGGAACTTCTTCCGCTGATTCGCGTCCGACTCCCAGCCGATCTTGACGAGGAATTCCCTCAGAACCTCACGTGTTGCCACGGCGCGTCCTCTCGTCGTATCGCCGCTGGTTTACTGCTCGAACAGCCATGGCGTTATGCATCCTCTGGATGTCGACCATGTCGAGCGTTCCATCCAGGAGGCTCTCGTATCTGCACAGCCCGTCGACAACCGGAGCCATCAGCCAGTCCTCGCCATCTGGCATGGAGACGAACTCCAAACCATCCGGAAGCTCTATCAGCTCCGAGGCGACGCGAGGACAGAGGAGAAAGGGGCGGCGAACTTCATCAGGACCTTGAAGACCAGCTGGAGGATGATCGTCAGATCCATGTCCTGATATTGCGGTGCATCGGCCTGGCGGTTCCACACCGGTGCCCATCCGTGGCCCCGCGTCCCGGTCGCCTCGTTCGTGATTTTCCTCCGGACCGTCAGCAGGCACGTGGAGATCACGAACTCGGAGTCCTTGTCCGACATCTCCGAGATCCCGTCCACGATGGGCTGAACGATCGTCGCCATGTCGAACTGGTCCATCGCCACCGAGAGCGCGTCGGCAGACCCCTCCGAGCCCGACTCGGGCGTGGCCGGGGGGCGCTGGGCGTCCATCCGCTTGATGATGTCGGGGATGCGGGTGATGAGCGGGGCCAGTCGCCTGAGGACGTGGAACTGCTTCATCACCGGCATCGAACCGACGGAGTAGACCACTCCGTTGATGTCGAACTCGTCGTCGTCCGAGAGGACGGATCGGTCGCTCACGCGGAATTCTCCTTGGTGTTATACAGGATACTTGCCGAGGATCGTATCGATCTTCACGGCGTTGAAGGTCCACTCCATCATCTGGCCCTCCTTCGAATACGTGATCGTCGGCTTGCGGCGGAAGGCCACCTGCCGGCACGTGGTCGTGTCCCCCGAGGACCGGTTCGTGACCACGATCGTGTTGTTCCCGGCGTTTCCGGACGAGATCGCCTGGATGTCGTACATGACCTGCAGGAGATTGTTGGTCTGGCTGGTCTTGAGGAAACGGACCGTGATGGAGCCGGACTTTCCGGCGTGGAGGGAGTGCATCCCCTCCCCGTCGGCGCCGATCAGCATGCTGGTCTTGTCTTCCGTCGGCTCGATGGTGATCCCCTCTTCGCTGACGGCGGACCCCGCGCCGAGCTGAACGTTGCCGCCCGGCCCGACGATCGTCGCCGTCACGTCGAGGAAGCTGTAGGTCGCCGCCATGGCAGAGTGTCCTTACGAATTGACGGTGATCGCGACGTTGGCCTCGTGGATGGCGTTCCCGAGGTTGATCGCGCACTGGATCGGGGGAGCCTGCCGAGCCGCCCGCTGACCTGCTGTCAGAGACGACACCGGAGGAGTGTAGGTGTAGAACCCCGTCGGCATGAACTGGCCCGACGTCAGCACCCCGAACGGACCTCCGTTCCAGACCCCCGGCGCGACGAGTCCGTTCGTGACACCCTGGGAGAGGACGGACTCGACCACGGAAAGAACCTGATGGACGCCCTCGTCCGTGAGAGGGATCTTGGTCGTGCTCTGGTAGAGCAGGTTGTAGACGCCCGTCTGGATTGCGTCGGCCAGCCAGTCGGTCCCATGGATGACGTCGAAGTACTGCCCGCTCGACATCGTGCCGAACTGGATGATCGCGGTCCCGTTGTTGTAACGGACGAAGACGTTGCAGTTCTTCCCCCGGACCGCCGCAGCCTGCGTCTGCGTCAGGACCTCGGCGACGACGCCGACCTCCTGCTTGAACATCAGGGTGATCGTTGTGTTGTTTCCCCGGAAGTCCACCGTGAACGCACGACCGAAGATGGCCGCGCAGGAGTAGGGGGAGCCGGAGGCATACTGAACGAACGTCCGATTGAGTCCCAGCGCCCTGAGGGAGTAGGCGATGTCGGACGTCGAGGACGGGGACAGGATGTTCGTGTCGGCGCTCGTGACCCCGAAGATCCTGGACGGCGACGCTGCCTCGATCGCCGCCGCGACCTCCAGATAGCTGCTGTCCGACGGCATCGTGGCTGCGGCGAACATGAGGCCATACCACGAGATGGTCATGCCGAGAAGGATATTCGTGGCGACCAGCGCGGTCTCGGCGTCGATCCCTCTCACCTCCCGAACGTCCGTCTCCCGGAGCTTCAGCAGGACGCTGACGTCCGTTCCGGACGAAGGATCGTAGAACGCGGTGATCCTGGACGACACGCCGGTGGTCGTGCGCTCCACGATGAACTGTCCGCTGACCGCGTTCCAGGTGCAGGTCAAGCCGGACAGACTCGTGTTCACCAGCGCGGCGATGGCCGACATGGTGGTGACGCCGGTGAAGTTCATCGCGCCAGACGTCAGGATCGTCGCTCCGCCGTCGAAGCTGACGTTGTATTTCCCGTTCGTGATCGAAGAGATGCTCGAGATCAGGGAGGCCTGCTGAGCTGCGGAGAAGACCGCGCTGTAGAGACGCGCCTTCGTCGCGGTCCGTGCCCACTTCCCGATGAGCAGGATGTCCGGACGCGGATTCTGGGCGAAGAAGATCACCGCCGACAGATACTCCGGAGCGCTGGTCCCGAAATCGGCCACCACCTGGGACAGCGTGGTGTACTCGCGATACCGCGCGTCGGTGTCGATAACGTTGCTGTCCCCGAGCATCAGGAGGACCCCAAAGTCCCGCTCGGCGGCAGCGGTCGGGGAGAGCGTGACCGTGACGTCGATCAGGCTCTGGATGGGAAGGCCGGTTCCGCTCATGATGATCCTCTCAACCGCCCACGGACCACACCGAGGGCACAGGACCCTCGATCGTGCCGCCGGATTTGCGTATCTCTGGAACGTTGTAGGTCGTCGACATGACCATCCGGAACTGGACAGGAAGATCCAGCCGAGGTATGAAGACGGAGTTGACTTCTTCGCTAAGAGTCGTCGTGGCTCCGACATCCTGAACCGCGAGTCCGATTCCGTGGATCGCGTCCTGGTTCAGCGTCATCTGGAGTCCGGCGCGGACCACTCCTGCGATCCGGACAGCACTCGGACCATAGATCGACAGCAGGCACTCGACCGTCAGATGCTGTTGGTGAACGAGCTTTTCGTCCGAAAACGTCTGACCACCGTAGTCCGACGGAACTGTGCGGACCACCCCAACGCTCACCCAGTCGATACCCTCGGCGGGCCAGTTCGGTGCCTTCGGCTGCCATCGCGGCCGGATCAGGCCGGGGGGCATCCCCGTTACACCCCGCAGGACCTCGATCACCATCGTCACGAGTTCATCATTGGACGGAAGAAGAGGCGCCGTCGCGAGGGCGAAGAAATCCGCCATCTGCTACTCCTTGGGAACCTCCGGCGCGCCGACGATGTCCTTGACGAACGTCTCGACGGCGGGCGAGATGAGCCTGTATCCCCGATACGCCTGGACCGCTTTCGCCAGACGCTCGTGATCGGCGTCCTCCAGCCGGATCTCGGATCTGTCGTTGTCGATGGCGTCCTGGACAGGTGTCACGATCCGGAGCGAGCTCGAGATCTCCGCGAGGGACATCCCGCGCTCCACCGCCCCCGAGGACAGGATGCCGAGGATCGTCTCGGCGTAGCTGAACGTGATCGGGGTGTCTGTCTTTGCCTGACCCGGCGCACGGACCTGGACCAGCTTGAGCGGAACGATACGCATCAACTTGCCTTCAGCAGTGGTAGGACATAAAGCGTGCTGTTGACTCGGACTCGGACGAAGAGCTCGGCGTTGGACGGAAGCGCGCCCCCGCCCCCGGCCAGCGCGGAGGCCTGGGTGGCAGAGGTGAATTCCAGAACACCAGCAGGTCCCTTCGCGTGGACCCCGATGGAGACGCTTGCGTCGTCGCCGATTGCCTGCACACCCACCGAGCTCCCGCTGGCGGACGGAGACAGGCGCAGACCGTTGACCGCGTTGGCGACGGTGGCGAACGACACCCCGATCTTGTCTGTCGGCTGCAGGAAGACAAGGCCTCCGTCCTGAGCCTGGACGGACGTCTTGTATAGGTCGTCGGTGACCGTGGACGTGACGAAGAACGTCCGCTCCCCATTGCCCGTTCCCGCAGCATACCAGGACACAAGATGCCCGGAGGCCATCGCGATGGCTGTCCCGAACCCCGTCGTTCCGTCGGCACCGGTCAGCGCCCCCTTCTCGAAGACAATCCCCGCGTTGAACGTCGACTGGTTCGGGACGATGGCGATAGCCGACAGCGCGGGGTCTGGATCCAGACCCTGACCGCCGCCGCTCGCGAGGCGAAGTGCCTGGGCGCTGCCTGTCAGAAGCTCTCGATACGGCGTCGGGGTGCCGTTCGGCGTCCCCGACATGTTTATCGCGTTCAACTCGGCCGCGAACGCATTCGACACCGTTCCAGGATAGACGCGACCCTCGCCATAGTAGGCATACGCCGCGAAAAATCCGCTCGGAAACGTCCCGTCGTTATTGGCCATCGCGAACGAGGCGACACCAATCGTGGTCTCCGTCGTCCCGGCTTCCACCGGGTCCAAATCGGCCGTCTGGGACCCAGCGGTCAGACCAATCGTCCCGAATCGGGACGTGACGGCCATCGTCGCGTTGTAGACCGGCCAGTTGACCAGCTCCGTGAGCCAGTCTGGAACGACGTTTGGCTTGGCCCCGTCGTTGACGGTTGCCCCACCGACGAAGACGCGATCCCGGAGCCGAACGACCTTGGCTCCGTTGTTCGTCCGGAAGTAGCTCGTGCCCTGCGCCGTTACGTCACCTGTCGCCGTGACGATCGAGAAACGGCCAGCCGCAGCGGTCACGGAGCCGATCGAGGTCCCGTCGATCAAACCCCCCGTGACGGCGACGGAGGACGCGCTCTGCAGAGCGATCGACCCAAGCTGAAGACTGGCTCGTGCCGCTGCTTTGTCAGGAAGATCCGACAGATTGGAGGACTTCAGAAGGCGAGCAGCCAGCTCCGCCAGGACGTCGTCGGCCCGAGCAAAGGAACCGGGATCAATAGCCATAGGTCACCCCCAACGGGATCCGTCGTCCCACCGAAACTCGTTCCACCTGGGGTCGCCCTCGGGCTCCTCCGTCGTCCCGATCTGCTCGGCAACAGCGTGGCAGAAGCCACGGCCCCACCCGGACCAGTCCCTGACGTTCCGGACCATCCACCGGCGATCCTGCCAGAGCAGGATGTCCCCGCTCCTCTTGTTATCTGGCGGAAGAATCTTCGTCACCGTCCAGATCTCGATGAGCGCGTTGACCTGCATGCCGTCGGGCAGGTTCTTGATGGTTGCAGGGGACGCTGGCTGAACGATGGCCGTGATGGAAACGACGACCCGATCCGTCTCCGTCAGGAAGCCGTTCGCATCCACGTTCTGCCGAGAGCGAAGGACACCGATCCGGTTCTGCGGAGTCGAGATGAAAAGTGGGGACCCGATGAACGGGGAGACGTCAATCTGTGCCACCGCGACGCTCCCTCAGAACATACGTGATGGAGCGGCGATACGCCCCTGTGTCGATGAGAGGTCGTGTCCCGTGCCTGCCTCTCCGGAGTCGGCTCTTCAGCGTTCGCTCCGCAAGCGGGACGAACGGACCGATCGTGATCTTTCTCTGGACCCCGGACGCTCCGATCTGACCCGCTGCGTTCAGGCCAGCGTCGACAGTCTGCCTCTGTCCCTGGAGCGCGGCGCGACCGACGTTCCTCATGACGGCGACGATCCTGTCCGACACCATCTGGACTCCCGGAACGAGATGCGGCCTCGGAGGGATGTTCATGGCCTCCGAGCCGAATTCGTTCAGGTATCCGATGGTCGCGTTATTTATCCCGGACTGAGGTCGATACGTGGACGACTCCGGAACGCCAACCAGGATCTCTCGGCCAGTGAGGTATCTCGTCGTCCGAACAAGACCCTTGAGATGATCGGCCGTCATGACGACTGACGTTCCACGACGGGAACCGCTCACCCGACGAACCCCCCGCCTGCCCCTGCCATCTGGAGGAGCTCCCAGAACTGCTGGCCGTAGGCTGTCGCGTTGTAAGTTCCGGCGCCTGCGACGTCCATCGACCCGAGGTTGAGGCTGACGCTGACTCCACCGACCGACTGACTCGCCACCCTTCCGGACGTCCCAACAGGGAGGCCTCCGGCGTCGGCCTGACCGATCGTCGTCTGCTCCATCACCAACTGGTGGGCGACCCAGAGTCCGATCGCCCAGTGTCGGGTGTCATCGTCCCAGGCTGCGGGGCGGATCTGACGATCGGCCCTGTCCAGCCATCGTTGAACGCGATCTGGAGGGTAGATCGCGACGTCCGTGAAGGGAAGATACTCGGCCCGAAACTCGTCGACGGTCATCGGGGCCTCCCTCCGGCCTGCTGGTTACTTCTTCTTCGGAGCCGGAGCCAGAGCCGGGGGCGGAGCCTCCTCGACCTTGGGCTCCTCGGCCTTGGGCTCCTCAGGCGGATCCTGGGCGAGAGGAGGCTCCGGGGGCGGGACCGGGGTGGCCGGGGGCGGATCGGACGCCTGGGCTCCGGCCGGGGCGGGCTCCAACGGGAGGTTGGGCTGCGCCGCGTCGGGTGCCGTGTTGGCGACCGGCAGCGTCACACTCGCCACCAATTGCGGGCGCATCGCCCCCCGGATCATGAAGTGGCCTGCGACCTCGT